AAACTCTTGACGCTCTGCGTCAACCTTTCTTTCCCCTCTCCCCTGAAGGAGAGAGCCCCCAGAAAGGAGTCTCTGTGGCGCGGCCCGGTGAGGCGGCAGCGGTGGGGTTGGTCGATATGGCGGTAAGCAGTCCACCATATGCTCAGAGCGTCCACGACGGAAACGGCATCGATCAGGCGAAGCTCACCGGGAACCGCCCTGGTCCCCATACGCAGGCAGGCGCGGACGGCTACGGCACCGCCCCCGGCCAGCTTGGGGCGATGCGCCCCGGCACACCACCAGCCCACGAGGAGCCCTGAGCCATGCGCTACCTCGTGCAGCACGCTCATTACTGCGGCTGTCAGTCGCCTCTCGACTGGGAGGGGGACACGCCCCAGGCGGTGATGCAGTATCTGTGGGGCCGCGATATGGCGCGCCACACGATCTGGGATACCACGGCGGCGGTGACGTATCGCTTTCACACGGGGAGTTGTGCCCACGTGCAGGCCATCCTGGAGGCCACGTATCGCCTGCTCCACGAGGAGCCCTAGCCATGCCCGAGCGCCTGCGCCTCACCTTCCGCTACGCCCTGGGCGAGCGCGTGCGCTACGACGGCGCCGTGTGGACGGTCGCTGCCCAGTGCTGGCAGCGGGGCACGGTGAGCACGTTTGTGAGCTACCTGCTGACCGCAGAGGGTCAGGCCGGGCGTACAACCTATGTCTACGAACCCGATGTGCAGCCCACAGATGAGAAGCCCTGAGCCATGGACTGGAACGAGTGGTTGACGCAGGCCGACCGCTGGCTGGATCGTTGGAGTTCCCGCGTCATCATTGCTCTCGCCCTCGCGGGCCTGTTTATGATGCTGAGTCTCTGCTTGCTATGGCACTAGAGAGGAGCCTTGAGTATGCCTAGACCGATGACCGAAGAGGCGGTGCCCTTCCGCGCGTCGCTGCCCGCCGAGGCCCGAGGATGGCTGTGGTTGCCTTTGCAGACCCTGACCCTCACTGGCGTATTGCCCGACGGCTTTGCGCGCGTCCTGACGGTCCACAGGTGCCCGCAGCGGGGACTCCTGGCGCATAACGTCGCACAGGTGGCCGGACCAGAGGAGCGCTAACCGATGTCCGACCTGTTTCCGCCTTTGAAGGCCCCTATGCCATGGTTCGGGGGAAAGACCCTTGCCGCCCCGCTCATCTGGCAAGCACTGGGCAATGTCCAGAACTATGTCGAGAGCTTTGCAGGATCGCTCGCTGTCCTCCTGAACCGTCCCCATGCCCCGAAGATTGAAACCGTCAATGATAAAGATGCCTTCGTGGCCAACGTGTTTCGTGCCCTGCGTGCTGACCCAGACGAGGTAGCTGCGTGGTGCGACCATGCTCCCAATGAAGCCGATCAGCATGCTATCCATACGTGGCTGGTCACACAGCGGGAGGAATTTACCGCTCGCCTTATGGGTGACCCAGATTACTATGACGCCAAAATTGCCGGCCGCTGGCTCTACGGTATCTGTTGCTGGATCGGCTCCGGCTGGTGTAGCGGCCAGGGGGCATGGCAGAGCATTGACGGCAAGCTCGTGCATCTGGGCAGTGCCGGGCAAGGGGTACACCGCCAGCTCGTGCATCTGGGCAGTGCCGGGCGAGGGGTACACAGCAAGCGCGTGCATCTGGGCGATGCCGGGCAAGTGGTACACCGCCAGCTCGTGCATCTGGGCAGTGCCGGGCGAGGCGCAGAAGGGTTGTACGCTTGGTTTGCTGCCCTGCAAGCTCGCCTGCGCTACGTGCGCGTGTGCTGTGGCGATTGGACGCGGGTCCTGGGGCCCAGCGTGACGTTTAAGCATGGTCTCACTGGGATAGTTCTTGATCCACCCTACTCCCAAGAGGAAGGCCGCGACCCTCGCCTCTATGCCGTAGACGACCTGCAGGTGGCGCATCAGGTGCGTGATTGGTGTAAGGCCAACGGGGACAATCCGCTACTCCGCATAGCACTGTGCGGGTACGGAGAAGTACACGATGAGCTGCTGGGCCATGGCTGGCGCAAAGCGACGTGGACGGCCAACGGCGGCTTTAGTAATCAGGGACCGCCAGGCGCAAACCCGAACAAGTCCCGCGAAGTGCTGTGGATGAGCCCGGCCTGCTTACACACCGAGCAGACCGCACAACTCACCCTGTTCTGAGGAGCACGCGCCCGGCTACGACGCGCCGGCGTGGCGTTCCCAGGCCGCCAGCACGCGCTCAGCCGTGGCGATGAAACGGTCCACGTCCAGTCGTGTCTCGGCGTAGCGCGTCAGAGCGACGGCCATGGCCTGATGCGCCGCTGTCGCTTCCTGGCGCGCAATATCGGTGAGGGTCATGAGCTGCGCGAGGATCTCGTCCTGGCGTGCAAGGTGGTCGTCCATCCTGGCCATGTAGGCATCTTGTTGGACAAGGTGGCGATCCATCGTCGCAAGTATCTCATCTTGGCGGGCAAGGTGGTCGTCTTGCTTGGCCAGAATGGTGGTCAGGGTGTCCAGGGGCTCAGGCATGCGGGGGCTCCTTGTGCTGGTCAGAGAGAGAGCCGGGCATTAGGCACACTCCTCTGTTGAGCGTCGAGGCCGTTCCCGTTTACGGCGTTGGACATAGGCCGTCAGTTGCTCCAGGAGAAACTCGTTGACGCTTTTATCTTCCTCATCGAGGAAAAACCGAGCTTCCCGCAAGAGCTCAGGGTCCACCCGCAAAGTAGTTGCTCGTGGTTTTTTGTCAGCCAAGGAGATCACCTCAGAAGTCATGATGTCAATTCCTCATGAAATGTTAGCACAAAGACGCCTTGACATACAATATGACATCATGATAGCTTCAAGTCAAGACTTCTAGACATCATTGCCTCGTTACCCAGAAAGGAGGCCCATGCCTGGACCACCAATGCCAAGTTTAACCGCCTCGATGGGTGAGTGGGCACTGTGGTATGCCGCCATGGGCTGGCCCGTGTTTCCCTGCCGGGGCAAACGCCCGATGATGAAGCAGTGGCAACGTGTGGCTAGCGCAGATCCCGAGCGCATTCGCCAGTGGTGGACGGATGCGCCCATGGCCAATATCGGGTGCGCCATGGGCGCAATCTGGGCATTAGACTGTGATGCACGCCATGAGGGTCCGGACACCCTGCGCGCGTTAGAGCAGCGCTATGCTCCATTGCCCAGGACGGTCACGAGTCTCACAGGCTCAGGCGGAGGGAGTTGCCACTACCTCTGGCAAGGCACCGCCAAGAACAAAGCCAAGCTCGGATCAGGACTGGACGTGCAAGGCCCAGGGTCGTATATCATCCTGCCGCCGAGTATCCATCCTGACACCCATGAGCCGTATTGCTGGGAAGCCGACTTTGGCCCCGACGATCTTGACGTGCAAGAGCCCCCGGAATGGCTGGCCGCGCTCGTCAATCCCCCCACCGCTTCGTCTCAGCCGCTGCACGACCCCGACAGCCCCATCCTTCACGGTCAGCGCGAAGCCACACTGATGCGCATGGCAGGCGCCATGCGCCGCCATGGGGCGACCTACGACACGGTACGCGCGGCCTTAGCTATCGAAAATGAGAAATGTGTGCCCCCGCTCGACAACGCGGCCCTCGATCGTATGGCGCAGAGTGTGCAGAAGTATGCGCCGGTGATTGACGATCAGGGGCAGGCACCTCCCGGCTGGGCAGGTGAGCAAGCGCTGCCACCAGACTTATATAGCACGGCCTGGCGCCGTGGATTGTTCTACAAGAGCAAGAAAGAGCGCGATCTCACGCAAAATGCGTACAACCTCACGGTCATTCTCGAAAACCACGGCTATTGGCAGGAGCCTGAGCATCAACTCTGGTGGGACAGTGTTCGGGGCACGCCCATGTGCGGCGAGAGCGAGATTACGGACAAACGCATGATGGAGATTGCTGCCTGGTTTGGCGGTGTCGAACGCCTGCCCATTACGAGCCTGGCCATGCTCGAAAAATGTGTTGTAGCCCGGTGTAAAGCCTCACCCAGAGACTTGCTGCAAATCTGGCTCAATGGTCTGGAACCGTGGGATGGTAAGCCGAGACTGCTTACATGGCTGCACGATATCGCGGGGTTGTCCCGTGATACTTACTGCGATGAAGTAAGTCGCATGCTCATAGTGTCAATGGTAGCTCGTGCTCTTGTCCCCGGTTGTCATTACCGTTATGTCGTCGTTTTTGAAGGTGCCCAAGAATTTGGCAAAAGCGCCTTAGTGCTCAACCTTGCGAGTCAAGATTGGTATGTCCCATTAATGATGGGCTTTGAAACGAAAGAAGCCCATATGATGCTGCAAGGGGCATGGATTGCCGAATTGGTCGAACTCGATAGTGTGTCACGCACTGACGAGGCCAGACTTAAAGCGTTTATTACCATGCGCGAAGATTCCTTTATTCCCAAATACTCCAACTTTCGACAGCGCCTCGAACGTCGAGCAATCTTCATTGGCACGACCAATGATAGCCAGTGGATGAAAGATCAGACTGGCGGCACACGCTACTTGCCGCTGGCCCTGCCCGATCCGATTGACCATGAGCAGTTTCTCCAGATGCGGACACAACTCTTTGCCGAGGCTCTCGTGTATTACTATAGCCATGTGGCCGATTTCTGGTTGTTGTCACCTGAAGCACAGACGATTGCTCAAGTGGAGCGTGAACAACGCCGCATATCGCAGGTGTATGAAGGCCCCCTTGAAGAATGGCTCGAAGAGACTCGATGGAAACATCCGTATCACGACCTTGAAGGCGGGCTTGTCACTTTTACCAAAGATGAGACGAGTTGGCAGGAAATTGCCCTGTGCTATCTCAAGGCAGAGCCTGAGCGCTGGAAGGATAAGAATTTGCAAATTCAAATCATTGCTTCGCTCAAAGCGTTAGGGTGGTACAGCACGACAGCGCGCAAAGGCACGCGCACTATCAAAGTGTGGCGCAAGCGCCCCGTCGTACCGTTTTAGGTGTTACCGATGTTACCTCCAGGTAACACGGTTTTGCCCAGTATTTTAGCCCCTTGTTACCGTGTTACCTATGTTACCTATGAATATATGTATATATGGAAACAGAAAAAATACCTACCCCTCGCGCACCCCTCGCGCACGTATAAAGGTTGGAGGGGGGAGGTAACACGGTAACGCGGTAACATCATTGAAAACATTGGCGTTACGCTGTCGCCTCACGGTAACACGGTAACATCATTGAAAACATTGGCGTTACGCTGTCGTCTCACGGGAACGCGGGAGAAATGAGATGCTTTCTGCCGAAGAATTTGCAAAGTTGCGCGAGGCTCCACCAGGTAGGATGCCTATACACAAACAATATCCTAGGAGGACGTGTTGTGACCACGCGGAAGAGCGCCACTATCGCCGAGGTTACTATCAGGGATACAAGTATGGGCTGCATCTCTTGTTCCGCTTTGTATCTGAAACCACCCGCGCGGAACTCAAGCAGTACCTGAAAAAGCTTCTAGATTGGTCAGTGCGAGGTCAGTTGCCAGATGTTTGGCGTAAACCATTGATCGATAGATTGCCGCCAAAGGCGCCGGTGTTAACGCAGGAAATCGCAAGCCCGAAAGTCTCGCGCCCTCCCGTGGTCTATATCTTGCTCGCCGAAGGCACCACACGCATCAAGATTGGGTACAGTACCAACCCGCAAGGCCGTCTCGATGGCTTGCGGAGTGGCTCCCCATTTCCATTACGAGTGCTGCGAGAAATCCCCACGGCTGACCCAGCCACCTTAGAACGTCTTTTACACATGCGCTATGCCGCACACCGCCAGCACGGCGAGTGGTTTGAATTACCGCTGGAAACGTTAGGAGCCTTAATCGTGGAGCCTTTTCACAAACTTGTATGACGTCTTGACATCTTAGCGTCTTGGTGTCATACTTGATGACACCAAGACAGGGTCTCATGGTGAGGCCGTTTGACCCCAGCGCACACAGCGCAACACAGGAGCAACCCCATGACGTACCAACGCCCCAATACCGATCAACCCGTGGATCCGTTTGACTATGAGAGTATCCCGAGCCTGTCCTGGCGCGACCTGCCCATTGGCACGGTGTTCACCCTGGAGATCGTGGAGCCCGCGAAGTCGTTGCAGAGCACCGACTTTGAGACAGGGGAGCCGGCGTTCTGGGATGCCGAAAAGCAGCGCCCCAAGATGGCCGCCGTCATTAACGTGAAAGTCTTAGAAGGGCCGCACAGTGTCGGCGAGGACCGCAGCATCTGGGCGCAAATCCCCTCCAACCTGTTCATGGCCCTCAAAGAGGCGCAGAGCAAGGCCGAGGCACGGTTCGCGCCGGGGGGGTTGCTGCAGATTCGCTTCGCGGGCACCAAGAAGCACGAGAATCCGCGCTTTTCACCGATTAAGCAGTACGAGGCGCAGTACGACAGCCGCGGCCACACCCTGACGCCGGACCCCTTCATTCCGGCACAACCGCCGCAAGAAGGCCCCCCACAGGCCGCACAAGCCACGCAGGCACCCAGGGCGGCCTGGCGAAGTGCGCCGCAACCCACGACGCCTCCTGAGCCCGCCCAGACGCCCACCAGTGGGAGGGGCTGGCGGCGGTAAGGAAGAGAGGAAGGAACGAGGAAAAGCGGAGTTAAAGTGTTACTTGGACCAAAGAGCTCTTCCTCCCTCTTTCTTTTTTTTGCGCTATTATTTTGTTACCTTTGAAGGAAGAACCCGTGACCGACATTGCCCTCACGCCCCACCAACAGGCCGCCCTCGACTTTGTCGTGCAGGCTATCCGGGATGGTGCCCCCCTCATAGCCCTAAAAGGACTAGCGGGCACGGGAAAGACGAGTTTAATTCCTCCCCTGCGTGCCTCCCTCAGCGCCCACCAGATCCGCACCGTGGTGAGTGCCCCGACGAACCGCGCGGCGATGATCCTGCGTAATAAAGGCTTACATGATGCGGACACGACCCACGCCCATGCCCTGATGCCGCACTTTACGCCCGACTATACCCGGGCGCTGGAGTGGCTGGGGGCGGAGGTGGCGTACCGCGATGGTGAGGAGCCGCATCCGGACGTGGACGGCCTCCCGTATCTCGTGCATACGGCTGTCGACCCGGACCTTGCCACCGGCCACAATTTGCAACGCCAGCGCTATCCGGCCAAGCGGCTGCTCTCCAGTGTCGGCCTCCACGGCAAAGACTTTTTTGCCGGCTTTGGTCCCAAAAAAGGCACAGGCGTGCTGCTGATTGACGAGGCCAGCATGGTCGGCGCCTCGATGTTGGCGATGTGTCAGGAAGCGTACCCGCAGATTATCTTGATTGGCGATCCTGGCCAGTTGCCGCCAGTGAAAGATACCCCCGTGCTGCCCACGGCGCCTGGCATCGATCTCACCGAGATTCACCGCCAGGCGGCAGACTCGCCGATCATTCAGCTGGCGTATCAGGCGCGGCAGGGGCATCCCTTCTGGCGGGACCAGCTTCGCCGCCTCGATGACGCCTTGCAGGGCGATGTGTGGCCCTGCGCTCAGGCTGCCGCCCGTGACTTTCTCGATGCCCCCTTACTCGTGTGGCGCAATGTGACGCGCCTGGAGTGTACCCACGCCATTCGCCAGGCCCTGGGCTTTGCGAAGGACCTGCTCCACGTCGGGGAGCCCCTGGTGTGTCGCTCCACCTCGCAGGACGACCGCGCCCTGGGCTTCTATAACAATGGTCTGTTTCGCATCCTGGAGGTGGATGCGGACGATAGCCGCTGGATTACCGTCGAAGATGCCCTTGGGAGTGTCACCAGCCTCTATGCCCATCTGGAAGAGATTGACGGGGAATGGATTGTGCCCAAAGCCATCCCCTTTCGCTTTGGCTATTGCCTCACCTGTCACACCGCGCAGGGAGGCGAATGGCCCCTGGTCTATATTTCGATGCCCGACTTGCTGAAATATGCGGCCTCCAGTCGCCGTGGTGGCCGGAAAGACGAGTTGGCCCAGTGGGCGTACACCGCCATCACCCGCGCCAAAAATACCTTGTGCTTCTTAACGGTCCATCATTTTACTGCGGAGAAGGAGACCCCCATGGCTGCACCGCACGACACGATTGCCCCCCCGTCCGCGCCGCTGCTCGGCACCCCACCAGAACCGGTGCGGCCAGAGCCGGACGACATCCCGGAGCCTGTCACCCCGCCTGCCGTGGTCGCGGCGGTCACCCCCACGCCCGCCTGGCTCGATCATGAAGCGCTGCTCCAAGGCTTCATGCAGCACTTCCAGAGCAAAGTGACTGCGTGGCTCACGGATACCGGCAAAGACGCTATGGCCTGTGTCGAAGACATGCATGCCTATATCAAACGGCAGATAGAGTTAGACCACGACAAGGTGACGCATGCCGAGACGGCCCTGGATAAACTCATCACCCAGGCGCTCACGCAGGGCCTGCCGCTGCGCAGTGATCCGTATGAACTGCAGGTCGAGGCGGTGAGTCCCCACGGCTACCCGCTCCGCGTCATCGTGCGCAAAGCCAGTGCCGAGGAGTTGCTCACGGAATTGCCCGACGTGATGGACTGGTTGGCCGCTCATCAGTATGAAGCCACCGCACCGGTCGGAGGGTAGGGGCCCCGTGCAAGGCCACGGCATGGCAACTCTAACGCCCACGCTGGAGTCGCAAGAAAGGGAACATAATGACTCGACGTGACCTGCTCCAGAAGGCGGCGGGGGCGACGCTGCTGCCGCTCCTGCCCCTCAGCCACTCGACCGCCGCCGCCTCCCCCCTCGCGCTGTATGAGGCGGGCCTGGCAGCCTATCGGCTGTCGACCGCCAGGGCCAATGCGCACGCCCGCGTCTGCTTTACCCAGGTGTTGCAGGCGGACCCGAGCCATATCGCGGCCCGCGCCATGCGCGCGGCGACGCACCGCCAAGACGGCAACCTCGCCTGGACCGCCGACCGCGCGCAGTCAGAGGCTCTCGCCCTCCAGGATGCCACGGAAGCGGTCCGGCTGGCCCGACAGCCTCCCACACCAGCCGCTGTGCTTTCCATAGCCTTAGAACAACTCGGCTGGGTGCAGCTCTATATTGCGCACGCGCACGCCTCGGCTATCGCCAGTGCCCAGGAGGCGCTAACCTATGACCCCCACGCGGTCGGCGCCGAGACCCTCTGGGCGCATGCCCTCACCTATGGCGGAGAGCCGGCACAGGCCCTGGCGCATCTCCTCCCCGCGCCGCAGGCAGGTCTCGCGGCCCTCCTCCACACCTATCACCTGCCCTATTATCTCGGGCATGCCTGCGGTGTCTGGGGGCTGCTGACGGCTGGCGATGAGGCCCAGGCGCACTGGGCGCAGGCGGAGCTGTGGCTGCGGGCGGCGGTGGCCAGTAACCCGCAGCACCGCCCGAGCGGCACGTACCTGGTGGTGGCCCTCTGGGAGCGTGGGCAGGAGACGGAAGCCCGGCAGCGGATGTCCCACCTGCGTGCGGCGGGACGCCCCAGCGTGCGGGAGGCGGTGGGGCAGCACTATGTACGCCGCAGCCTGCCGTACCGCGATCCGGTGCTCTTGGAACGGCTCATGGCCATCTGGGCGGCGGCGGAAGAAGGAGACGCGGTATGACGCGCCAGCAGCTTCTCGAGGCCCTCGCGGCGCTCTTCGCGATGGACGAAGGCTCGATCCAGGCACTCGCGGATGCCTTACTGCTGGATTTTCTGCTCACGGAAGGCTACGCCGACGTGGTCGAGGCGTACCTGGCCGTGCTGCCCAGCCAGTGGCTGATGCGCCAAGGAGACCCCCATGGCTAACCATCTCGCCCCCTCCTGACTGCTGGCGCTGCTCGTGGGCGTGCTGCAACTGGGCGTGGTGCTGCTCGCCGGCTGGACCTGGACGGTGCTCTTGTGGTGGGGCGGGCTCTGGCTCGGCACCGGGGGACTGATCGTGGGGCTGGTGTGGGGATTGGCGCGGCTGACCCCAGATCGTGAGGACAGCACGCCATAAGGAGACGGACTACGCGGGGCTCTCTTCCTCGTCTGGTTCTTCGGGGATCACGATAGGATGACTGGGCACAGGGTCGTCTTCCTCGTCAGGCTTATCCTGCCCTGGAGGCCCGCCCCTAGGATGGACGGGATGCTGGCCAGTCTGGCCGGGGGCTCCGCCGTGAGGATGTTCTTTGTCTTCATCGTCAGGTCGTTGTGGTTCGCCCACAGGATGCTCCTTGGGTGAAAGGGGAATAGCCGGGGCCTTGGCAGTGAGATGCACGCGGCGTGGACTTGCACCACGCTGCCGCCCCGATGAAGGACGCCAGCCACTAGGGCCGCGCACGACCTACTCTGACACCACACTCGCAAGGTGCACAGCGGCCAGCATAGCCTAGAGCCGATGGCCAAGCAACAGGTAAATCAACAAGCACACTACAATGACCGTAACGATACCCGAAGGATAATAGCCGTAAGAATGCCATGCACCCCAGGGAGCCGCAGGAATTCCCCCGATAGCGAGCAAAATTAACAGGACAAGTAAAATCAGTAACATAGGCTTCCTTACGCCAGCGCTGACCCGCTGCCGCCTTCCCACAGCGCGATTTCGCGTTCACGCCGGTTGACGAGTCCTGGGTCCCGTTTGCCTGCGCTATAGAACCATCGCCGCATCTGGGCTGGTACCGCGTCGAGATCCCCTGTTTGTAGCCGTTTACAGAGGGTGGACTTCAGGAACGCTGTCGGCCCAACGTTGAAAATAAAACAGGCCAAACTGTCCCGTTGCTGCTGGGTGAGGATGACCGGGAGCGCGGTCTCAATATGCTGGAGGGGCTCTGCCAGGGCGGCGAGGTCCTGCCGCAAGAGCGTCTCAATCTGGGCCTCGGTGAGGCCGTCGCGCCAGTGGATGGACTCGCCCCCGATGAGGACCTTACCAGAGCGCACTTCATCTTTGGTGAGCAGGTGGCCCACCCCAATGGTGGGCAGCCCCCCGCTATCATGGTACATATGGCTCCTGGTGCCCTCTAGTTCGCGTAAGAAGGCAATACCGGCGTCGGAGATAGGCATAGCTAGCGTCCTCGTTCTGTGGGCAGGGGCGCGGTCAGATCCAACGGCAGGTGTTGCTCCGCCTCATGGCTCATGTTGTAATCGTGGCGCAGCAGCATCTGCTTGAGCGTAGTGTTATTGGTGTTGAGGAGCACGTTCTGCTTTTCCATGTCGGCTCTGAGTTCGGCGGTTTGCGACGCAACAAGATCGTTTTGCTTATGCATCTCGGCGGCAAGCGTAACTTGCCCCGTCTTCAGCTCCGTCATGCCGCGGTCGAGGGTAAGCGTGCGCACGTAGGACATCGCCCCCACGAGAATGATGAAAATGATGAGGACAATATCTTTGCCGCCGATGCCGAGACTCTTATCACCGACTTTGAGTTCGACCTTGCCATTGCCGCCGGTGACACTCCCCTGCACCTCATCAGGCACTACTCGCCCCTCATGCTATTGGATAACGCTGTTGAGCACCTGCACGCCTGTGGACGCCCCGAGAGTCATGCCAGGACTGGCGTTATGCTTGATCGTAGATTCCTTGATCACCAGCTTCTCCACAGCCCCGCTCTTGTGCAGGATCCCATGCCACCCATTGCTCGTTATCGACACGCGCTCCAGCGTCCAGTTGGCGTTGGTGCCATCGAAGAGGAGCCCCACGTACCCGGCATGGTGGAGGAAAGCGTCGCTCCAGGTAATATCGTTCGTGCCCGTGGCGTAGACCGCCTCGTAGACCGTGTTGCGCACCTCGACTTGCTCCAGGCGGATGTGCTGCACGCCTTCAAGCTGGACGCCACTGCTGCCTGGCCGCTGCGCCGCGTCAATGACGAGCGGCTGCGCGACGGACCCCCGGATGAGCAGGTACTGGTCTTTGGCACCGTTACGCAGGCGAAAGGCGATCTCGCCACCTTCAGGCAGTTGGATGGTGACGGCATCATTCTGGTACGTTTCGATGGTCGTCGGCTGCTCCCAGGACGTGCCCCCAGTCAGCGGTTGCTGCTGCGTGTCGATGGCCTCCGTGTACACGCCTGCCTTGATGATGAGATGCTTGCCGGGCGTTGTCAGGCAGGTCAGGGCAGAGCCGATGGTGAGCTTGGGCGTGTCGGGCGATTCTGCTCGAGGACAATCGTTACTGTCTGCGCCATTTTTGGCGACGTAGACGTCATTTCCACTCGGGGGTACAGGCGTCACAATAGGCGGCTCTGGCGGTGTTGGCCCCGGCCCAGGACCAGGGCCTTCATCACCAGGTATCGTGTCTCCTGCCAGCGCATTGAGGTAGTTTTCCAGGTTGGTGTAGCCGTTGCGCGCCATTTTTGGCCCATCGCTCGCATCGTTCGGCTTGAGCCCCTGCGCCACTTCCCAGGCATCGGGCATGCCGTCCTTGTCGGTGTCCTTGTCGGCCAGGGGCGCGGTGGCCGTGGCGATGGTGGGAAACGGTGCCCCCCGGCGTCCCACGCTCCCAGTCGTACGCTGACGCAGCTCCTCCAGTAGCCGAGTATCTAGGCTATCGCGCTTGGGCACCGTCGCGCCAGCGCTGGCCGTCAGCGTCGCTTCCAGGCTTGCCCGCGGCGTGGCCGTCACGGCTGGCGCGGGATGCGGCGTCGCTTTGCGAAACGGGGACTCGGGCGCCGGGTAGGCATCGCCGTGCGTCGGGGAAATCCGTCCCCAGCCGAGATTCCAGGCGTTGGCCGCACAGGCGCTGCCGCCACACCACGGCGTCTCATTGTCCCTCACATAGATTTGTAGCGGGCTATTGTCGTAGAAGGCCCCCAGCCAGCACCCTGCTCCCGTGAAGTCCTGCTGCGTATCGGGACCGGCGAGGTAGATATTGCCCACAAAGTTGATATTGTCGGGCAGGTGCGTGGGCACATGGTCGTTGGCGTCGCCAAAATTCACGCTGCCCGTGCACGCCGACCAGTTATGGACCAGGTTGTAGCGATAGTCAAACAGGCCAAAGGGGCTGACGGCAGGATTGCGACTGGCGCTATTGATGATGAGATTGTGGTGAAAGGCGACCTGGGCCTGCGGCGATTCTGGCTGGTTGGCCTGGCCGATATAGCCCTTCGAGCTACCATAGGGATCGCCCTTGCTGCCTTCGTAGCCTTCCCCGATGAGGCTCCACTGCACCGTGACGCCCGTCACATAGCCGACACCCTGCACCGAGTCATCGCAGGCATACGCCACGGAGACGTGATCGAGGATGACGTTGGAGACGTGCAGGGACTTCCCGGAACTGGCATCAAAAGGCCCATAGACCATGAAGCCGCCACACGAGCTATTGGTGGCCTGTGAGACGTCATCGTAGGCTTGGCGGTGGCGCAGATGGCGAATAATCACATCATGCGCGCCGTAGGCAATGATGACCGGACCCCACTTGAGGGTAATGCCGTCGCCCGGCGCCGTCTGCCCGGCGATGGTGAGGTAGGAGTTGGCCGCCGCAATCTGGAGGGGACTGTTGAGCGTAATAACCCCGCCGACCTCAAAGAGGCAATAGCGTGGTCCAGTGGCTTCCGCACACGCCCTCAGACTGCCAGCTCCACTGTCGTTCAAGTTTGTTACCTTTATAACTCTCCCACCCCTTCCCCCTTTTGTCTCCAGGGCTCCGAATCCTTCTGCGCTAGGGAACGCTTTGGGCTCGGCTGCGACGGGTCGCAGCGTCATGCTGCAGAGACAGAGCACCATGGCGAGAAGGCTAGCGACGAGGTGGGTCATGCTCATGCTCCTAAAAGAAAAATCCTGCATAGCGTAGGATTCTTTGTAATATGGCCATGTTCTCGCCAGGATCGGGTGGCACCTGTCCGCGCTCATACGCGCCAATGTCAATGGTACCCCCGAGGTCTGGACGCACATTGCCGTCCAGGTCCACGGTGATGCTTGCATCTGGCGTACCGGCATTGATCCCAGGCGAACCATCGGCCAGGTGGTAGTCGCCTCCCGCCGCATTGACAAAGAGCGGATCAGTGGTGAGGTTCGTCACCACCGCAGCGGTACAGGTGTTGACCAGGTTGCCAGGCGTATTCCCGAAGACGATACTATTCTTGACTTCAGCCCCACTGACCCCAAGATCACACTGGAAGCCATTGCCGGTGTTCCCAGCGATCGTATTGTTCGACACCTTGGGTCCAGACGCAGGGGACGCCAGATGGAGACCAATACCACCGTTGCTATGGATCAGGCTGTTCAGGATGGTAACACCCGTGGAGTTGCCTATCGCTATCCCTCGCTCTAGGTTACTCTTCACCGTGCTTTCTTTGACCGTCAGTCCCGTCACGGTGCCCGAGTTCTGAATAATGCCATGTCTGCCGTGACTGGAGATCATGGTGCGTTCAAACAACCAGTTGAGCGCGCTATCAATAAAGACTATCCCGTCAGTCGCCCCCCCATGGATCAGGGAATCCACAAACTCAATGTTGGCTGCCTGTTGGGCATAAATGGCTTCAAAGGTCGCAGAGGCCACCACATCGACATACTCAAAACGGATATGGTTGGCGTTGGGGTAGAAGGCAATATTGTTGCCGACATTGGTTCCATCCAACACGAGCTTATTCGTGGCAGAGCCGCGAAGGACAATATAGCTATCGTTCGCACCATTGCGAAAGAACACCCCCACGCCGGTCAATGGGCAGGAGGTTGGTTTAATGGTGACAGCATCGGTGCCAAAGGTCCTGATCATGGTGGCGTCGGTGTAGCTCGGGCCGTTGCCTCCTTTGATGGGCGTCGCCGACGTATCGATGCAATCGGTGTACGTGCCTGTTTTAATGTACATGATTTTGCCAGGGACCGTGCCCATGCACAGCATCGCCGTAGCAATCGTCCGTATGGGTGTCGCCTGGTTCTCAGCGGCAACACAGTCGGTGGTCGGAGTCCCGCCCGTGGCCGCCACATAGATAGGATTGCCTGTCGGACCCTCTTGTGTTCCTGTGGGAATGGCATCCCCAGCCAATTCGTTGAGGTAGTTCTCCACGTTCGTATAGCCGTTGCCGGTGCCGTTCGGAAACGTCGTCTTAGCGTTGCGGTCGGCAGCATTGTTCTTGTCCAGGCCGTGCGCGTCTTCCCACGCATCCGGCATGCCGTCATGGTCGGTGTCCGCAGGCGCCGCGGTACACGGCGGCGTGGTGGATATGCCATTACACGTAGCAACGGTCGGAAACGGCGCCCCTAAGCGGCCAATATTGCCGGTACGCGCTGCTAACTCGCCAAGAATGCGAGTATCCAGAGAGTCGCGCTTCGGCACCGTCGCCCCCACTCTTGTGCTCAGCGTGGATTCTAGTTGGTTTCTGGGGAGGGCGGGCACGGACGGCGCCGCGTGCGGGGTGGCTTTGCGTAAGACTGCCTCGTTGGGAGGATAATCGTAAAAGGGCGGAGAATCTGTGCCCCACCCAATATTCCAGGCATTGGCTGCACAGGCACTGCCGCCACACCACGGCGTCTCATTGTCCTGCACATAAATTTGCAACGGGCTATGTCTATACAAGTTGCCGAGCCAGCACCCCGCCCCGGTAAAGTCAGCCTGTGTGTTGGGGCCAGCCAGATAGATATTCCCCACAAAGTTGACGTTATCTGGTAATGAGGTATCAACATGGTCGTTGGCGTCGCCGAAATTCACGCTCCCCGTGCAGGCTTGCCAGTTATAGACGAGATTATAGCGATAATCAAAGAGGCCAAACGGACTCACCGCCGGATTGCGGGCGAAGGAGTGCACAATCATATTGTGATGATAGGAGACACTGGCCTGCGGCGATTCTGCCTGATTGGCCTGGCCGATATAGCCCTTGGAGGAGCCGAAAGGATCGCCCTGCGAACCTTCATACCCCTCCCCCGTTAAGCTCCACTGAAACGTGACGTTGCTGACATACCCCACCCCTTGCATGGAATCGTCACAGGTATAGGCTGCGGAGATGTGGTCGAGGATGACGTTATAGGTATGATAAGAGCGTCCCAAACCCGGTGGACAGGGACAGGGGGAGTCAGCCCCATAGACGACAAACGCGCCACAGGCATTGTTGCCGTCTTCTGGCACTATGTCATACGCCTGGCGGTGGCGCAGATGGCGAATAATCACGTCATGCGCCCCGTAGGATATCTGTACGGGCCAGTATTTGAGGGTAATGCCTTCCCCTGGGGCAGTCTGGCCGGCAATCGTGAGGTAAGAATTGGCCTCATAAATCCCCAGTGGACTTTGCAGCTCGATCACCCCGCCCACGCGAAACACACAGGTCCGTGGTCCAGTCGCCTCGGCGCAGGCGCGCAGGCTCTCAGCTCCGCTGTCGTTCAAGTTTTTCACTTCCATCACGACACCACCACGTCCCCCTGTCGTTTCCACGGCGCCAAGCCCTTCGGCGGTGGGAAAAGCTTTGACCCCCGCGCCTGGTGGACAATTAGGCGGACAGGTGACGGGAGGACAACTCGGGTGAGGCGACGGACAGGTTGGCACACAGTTGGGGGGCGTGCCCGTTTCGTTGGGGCCGCAGGTCTGGGGCGGTGGCCCACCCTCGACAAACTCATAGGCCCCAATGTCCCATCCTGCGCCTTGCGGACGATGTGTCCCTATATAATCGGTGGAAAAGAGTGTAAGTGGCGTGCCAGTATTGCGGGCGGCACTGTTCGCTTCTAAGCTAAAGACCCACCCTGGAGGGTTCGTCAGGTGTGGATCGCCGGTTATATCACAGACAGCATTGGTACTATTACATAAATTATGGTTAAAGGTTGACCCGGTGTACGTGTTGACACGGACGTTGACAGGATTACTATGGATAATATTGTTTCGAATATTGAGACCAACCATATCATTGTTGAGGTAGAGGCCAATATCTCCGCCGTTGACAATGGTGTTGTTGTAGACCTGGGCATTCGTCACGGTGGCCTTGAGGTCCAGACCGAAAAACCGTTCATTCCAGAAAATGTTGTTATACACCTGAAGGTTCGGTGCCCCTGACGTGGTCAATCCTGCACCATCAGACCCAGCGCCTGTCCAGGTGGCATTTTCATGGAAAAAGCTATTGCGAATAACGACATCTATGGCACAGGTCGGAAAGCAGTTGGGGTCTATGTCAAACAACTGGAAGCCTGAGCCACTATTATGGTGCGTGTGGATGCCATCATAGACAGTACGCGGTGCGGCGACATACAACCCATGATCCAGACGATCAATGCCATTATGATGGATATGGATGCGGAGATAACTGAGGTCGGTGGCTCCGTACCCATTGCCGACCCCACCCCCTGAGCCATTATTCTTGACTTCAATATCTTCAAACCGGATAAAATGCGGGCCGACGCTCATATTGGGAGGTTGCCCACAGCCTTGCGTGGATATGGTCCCCCCATCAATCACAAAGTTCTTGAAGAGGACATGCTGAAGAAGTCCACAGGCATGATACGGGTCGCTAGAAAAGCCAATATTAATGCCACCGCTATTGGTTAGGGTAACGACTTCACCAGGTTTTCCAGCAATCACGGTGGGGGTCGCTGCATTTGGACCACTCGGTAAATTGTTGGATGTATTGATATTAAAGGCATCATTATAGACTCCACCCAGGAAGTACAGCGTGTCGCCAGGGCCAAGCATGCTGCGCCCTTTGTTGATACTCTTGCAGGGTTGCGCCTCGGTGCACGGAAAACCGTCGTTGCCACTCGGCGCAATATAGTACACCGCCGCCTGCCCGGAGACGGGGAGCGCGAGGACCAGCACGAGCAGCCAGAGGCAGAACAGCATCATTGTGACCCTTATTGCGCTTGGAAAAAGTTGAAAAAGCTCCCACGCTTGCCACCGGTCGGCAGCGCCGGAGCCACGAGCCCCACCAGGGCCGGCGGCGGCAGCAGGCGCGGCTCTCCCGCGCTGGACTCCCGCACGATCTGACACAGTTCGGCATCACTCAAGGCCCGGTTATACACCCGGATATCGTCCATCGCCCCGGTGAGAAAGGCCCCAATGCCCTCATGCGCCCCGAACATGAGGGCACGGGTCAGGGGGACAAACGTCGAGCCATCGACTCCAAAGGCTTGCGCCAGCACACAGTTGACGTGCAGCTGAAAGCCGCGTGCCGCACTGTGCTGCACGGCGACGTGATACCAGGTCCCCACCGCCAGCGTGGGACCGGTAAAATCGCCGGAAAAGTTCCCCGTGGTAAAGGTAATGGCATAACCCAGCACGCCGCTATTTTTCACAAACACCTCACGATCCCCGGCTCCCGTGGCGGCGCCCCAGAGAACCTGCAACGATTCGCCCGTCGCCGTGCGCTTCACCCAGAGCGTGTAGGTGGCTTCAGCTGGGAGCAGCCGTGCATCCACCTGCGTGACGGCGTAATCATCGGTGCCGTCGAACCGTACTTCGCCCGCGCCGCCCGGCCGCGCCGTGGCCGTGGTCCCCGAGGTGTCGGCGCTCGTCATGTTGGTCAGGGTCAGCGGGGCACGCCCGAGCAGGTCGTACCACTGCTGCCCGCCGCTCGTGGGGGGCATCGCGCGCCACCAACTGACGAGACCGCGCGCCGTGGCGGCCTGCATGTTCACGCGCTGTGCCCAGGCTGGCGTGCTCCAGAGCAGCGCTAGGATGACTGTAAGACGTAGGGTAAGCATTTGAGTGTCCATGTCGTGTTCATCGTCACGCCGGTGCCATCATTTTTCACCAGCGCCTTAAAGAGCCCCGGTGGCAAGTCGATACTCGGCAGGGCCACGCGCTGCGCTGTACTCACCGCGCGCAAGGGGAACACCATGTCCGGGTTGCGGGCCGGGGTCGTGGCATCCGTGTTATCTTCGTAATTGGTGCCGTCCACCTGGCGCAGAATCCACACGTTCACGGCCGTATTGGCGGTGACGGCGCCCGAAAACGTCGGCACAAACAACTCGCAGACCGCTTTGGTATAGCCCCCCGAGGTCAGCGTAATGACCCCGGACAGCACCAGGGTGTTATTGGCGAGGGCGCCCGTCCCATTGAGCCATGTTTGTACTGGTCCTGGTAGCCATGTAACGGAGGCAGACCACGCCGGGGCGATACTTCCCAGAAGTAGCGTCAGGACGACAAGCAAGAACATACAGAACATCCTCGCTAGGGTTGAAAGACGGGAAAATATCCCGTCGTCACGGCCAGTGCCGGAGGACTATAGAGCACCGTCGCCGTAGCGCTATCGCTGAGCGGCGTGGTGACATTCGTGACGGTGTTCTGCAACAGGATGGTATGCCAGAGACAGGCCAGCGGCAGCCCGATGCCCGTCCCGCCCACCAGGTCTGTCAGGGTATTGTGGTCAAGCAGCAGATGCTGGATGACCGGCCAGTTGTCCGGGTCCGGGCCGCACACGCTGGAGCCAAAGCCACTAAACGGGCCAATCGCCCCGTAGAGGCTGTCCGCGTGGTTGATGGTGTTGTGCGCCAGGGTGATCCCGTACCCCAGGACTGGCGGGGGATAGGTCGGCGTTGGCGCGGCGCTGAGATTGAGGCGAATCCCCGATTGGCTCGCCGCGTTGGCGGCGTCATATTCCTGGGCAATCACGTTCTGGCGGACTTCCACAAAATAGTGGGTGCGAATGTCTGGGTTGTAGCCAGGCGCGGCGGGGTCGGTCGCAAAATAGCGCAGATTGAGGTAAATCCCATCGGAGTCATACTGTCTATTCCCCGCCACCACGCTGTCGGCCTGTGGCCCGCCATAGAGCGTAATGAGCCCCGCCTGGGGGACGTTCCGATTGCTTTTGAGGCACAGCGGCGTGCGGCTATCAATCATGTTATCAATGGTATACACTTGCCAGTAGGCATTGGCCATGGTGAGCTTGCTCGCGGTGGTCGGGGTCACGTCCCACGCCGGGCTCACCGTAAACACGGTCCCGGAACCATCGGTGACGGCACCCACCGAGCGGCGCATTTGCCCCACCCCCGGCCCGTCGACGACCAGCAGCCACAGATCGCCCGAGAAGTAGGCCGGATCGAGCGCCGTGCCGTGCACATCAGTGGCGGGGAGTGGTCCAGGCACTTTCACCGTTGTTGCGGTGGCGGTGAGGACGGGCTGCGCGTGGGCAAAGGTCGGATTGTCCGTGCCGTCATAGGCAATCGCTTCCCCATCCCCGGCCTTATCCCCCGTACAGGTGAACGTGTTCCGCGCCACCAGGTTCATCTCGATACTGCTATGATTGGTCCAGAACAGGCCCGCGCGCCAGCCTTTCGCATCGCTGCCAGGCACCTGCAGATACGTGGTGGCCGTGCCGTCGATGGTATTCTGGCTCACGTCCGCGCGCCGGGTCGAGCTGAGAAATCCGGCTACGGTGCCTTGCGCCCCTGCGACGTTCAGATAGCTGCCAGGATAGAACGTGTTGCCCGTGAGGATGAGGTGGTGGTTCACAAACTTGCCGCCGTCGCCGTACGTGCCGACGCTGCCCAGCATGCGGAGCGCGGCAAAATAGGCGCCAAACGTGTTCGCGGTCACGGTCAGATGGTTGAGGCGGTGATTCCCAATGTCGAGAGCAATATAGGGTTTGGTAAAGACATTCGCGGTAATCGTGACGCGGTCAACCGTGGTGGTGACGTCAAACGTGTCCCCCACGCGGAGGATGCGCTGCAGCCCCGTCTGTGTGGGGGCATACGTCGCTTCATCGGTAAACGTGATGCCGCTCACGATATTGTTGCCAAGGAGCGTAAAACTCGTGGACCAGCCGCCACCGGCCAGGTTGGGATTCCACCCAGCGCCGCGTGCAATCGTCGTGGAGCCAGCCCCGGCCCCCTGAAGGTTGACACCGATGGGGAGCCAGGCCCCGTACGTGGGGTCAGAACTGCCGCCCACCGTTCCATCATTCATGCGCCAGGTCCCCGCGCCTAAGAGCACCGTCCCACCGCCAGCCGCCGCCGCCGCATTCGCCGCGGCCTGCATGCACACCACATCATCGCCCGCATCCCCGGCCACACATCCCCCGTAACTCGTCGGGCTAAACGTCGGTGGCGTCGCCGGATTGGCACTCACCGTAAAGCTCTGGCCAGCCACCGAGACCCAGCTGACCCCATCCCGGTTGACGGCGACGGTATACGTGCCCACCGTCATGGTGCCGGGCAGAGTCACGGTGGCGGCGTAGTCTTCAATGACCGTCGTCGTATCGCCGTCATTGCTCGCGGTCATGGTATACGTGGCGGGTCCCACGAGGCGCACCTGCGTGGTCTGTCCCGGCGCTGGGGCCAGGTTGCGCCCTACCACCTTGAGATAGCGCGTCGGGAGGCCCGGCGAGAGCGCCGTGGCGTAGCCCAGTTCCGGAGTCAGCCAGAGCGGGCGGGCATCGTTCACCTTCACCCCGTTACTCCACTCGCCCATGGTATTGCGCACCCAGAGCGCGTAGGACTGGCCAGGCGTGAGGACTGGGGGGAGATACACCACGAGGGCGTCAGGCACCCGTGCGGTACTGGCGATAGGCGCGGTCCCGGTCGTGGCGGTGCGCGTCGTCGGAGTCGTCAGCGGCGGCGTCAGCGTGGCGGTGGTATTACTGAGGGCCTGGTACACGACCACATCGGTCGCCGCCAAGGTGGCGCCTGGCAGCAGCAGCAGGGCATCGGGCTCCGCCACCACCGGACTCTGGTAGTGTGGCGTGCTAGAGAGTACCGGTGGAATGGCCAACGCCGCCAGCGGCCACAGCAGCAGGACGAGCAGCACAACAGCAGGTGGATACTGCACATCACCTCCTCGCTCAGTTGGTCGCATAGACCTGATACCGGTTGAGATCACTGGAATACTCAACGCCTATGGCCGTCCATGCCGCCGCGCCTGCTGGGCACGTGAGCCCGGTAATAGGCACGTTCGGCGAGGCGATAAACCCGCCCACTCCCGTGGTGAACGTAATCGACTGGGCGTTATCACAACGGATTTTTAGAACTAGCTGCTTCCCGTTGGCAGGTGCCCCTCCAGAGGGAATCTCTATGTTGACGTTTCCGGGGGTTCCAGTGTGGTACATGTGGCAGCTACGACTACTTAACTGTGGGCAAAGATAGCTCGCATTGCTCGGCAGCGTGGTAATACCCGGTGCGGCTCCCATTGTCGTAGCGACCAGCACCCATTTACTCAGCGCCGGGATCCAGCGGAACTTGCAGAAGTCGTATTTCGCACTATCCCCCGTGGTGGCGGTGGGTAAGTCAAAGCCGCCCAGAGGGGACCAACTGTTGTTCCAAGTGATACTGCGGGGGGTTGTCGTTGGGGCGAACACAATATCAATCTCTTGCTGGTCGCGCGGGTTTGCGCCGGTGGCGATGGGGGCCAGGATGGTCACGCCAGCCGTGAGCACCGGAATGGCTGCCACATCCGTCGTATCGGCGTTCATTTGCACTTCGTTGGTGCCAGAGGCGGGAGTCGGCACGACGCGCGGGACGTGTTGCTTGCCAGAGACAATGGCCGCATTCGTGGTGGTCAGGTAGCTCGACGCCGGGACTCCCGCCAGGGCGCTGGCGTTAATCGAGCCGCCGTTGATGTAGGTGAGGCTGGCGCCCGTGTCGACCCGCATCGCGGCGCCCGTGTTGTCCCCGCCGGTAATGGCACTAAAGGCGGTGGAACCGGGACCAGCACTGCCACCTTGCTGGACAAACGTACCCCCTTCGCAGAGGAGGAGGCGTTGCCCGCTCGGGGCGTCGATGTCCATATAGATGTCGCCGGTGGAACACGTAGGCGGTGTCGCACTATTGGGAATGCGCAGCGTCTTGGTAGAGAGATTGACGATGGAGGCGAGCGACAGCGTGACCGGGCCGGTGGCGGCAGACGCCGTAATCTCGTTGACCGTCCCCGTGATACTCGTGGGCAGCGCGGTACAGCCCTCGACTGCACCAGAGGCATCCACCCCAAGGGGGAAGTTCGGCAAGGTACAGTTGCCGCCATTCGCCGCGAGGGAGCCCGCCGTGGTAGCGGTGGCCACAGTGCCGCCTGGCAGCACGTAATCGGTGCCCGCCACGGCGGCAGAGAGTACCCCGGCGGTCACTTTGGCAATCCCCGTGCCTGTCCCGCGCTTGAGCGTCTTGCCGCCGGTGCCGGAAAACACGGCCACTTCGCCATCGACCGCCACCGCCGTGTTGGTGGAGGCATCGCCCCCGCCGCCGACGCCGGTGGTAATGGTGGCGGTGCCGTCGCCATTATCGGCGAGGGAGCCGTTGGAAAACTTGAGCGTGGTAAAGCTCCCCGACGGCGTGCCATCAATTTCGGTAACCCGCACGGTCCCGCTGCGGCCACTCGTCAGCGCTCCGCGCACCAGGACGGGCGCCTCGCCGGTGGACCAGATGAGGGCGTAGGCAGGCCCCAGGCTGAGGCTCCCGAGCAGTGCGCCAAGGAGCAGGGTGACGGCGATGGCGGCAGCACGGCGCAGGATCATGGCAATTCCTCGATGGTTTCGGCGATGGTCGAGGCTCCCGTGGTCCGGATACACAGCCACGCGGGGCGACTCGACGTCTCCAACGTGAGTTGTTTGTCCGGCAGAAACTCCAACCCGCGCGTGGCCGTCGGCGTGCCCTGCTGCGTCGGCATACAGCGCATGGGGGCGGTACCCTTGTTGCGAATGGTGACTTTACAGCGCGCGGCATTCTCGTCGAGAATGGTCAGTGACGTCGCCCCCACCGTGAAATCCGTGCCCTGGTTGGCGCCGTTAATGAGGATGCGGCGGCCGCGACAGTCCTCCGTCGAGAGTTGCGCCACGGCAGGCAGCGGCAAGAGCCACAGCCCCAGGACAAGCACATACAGGAATCGTCGCATCAGTCCCCCTTAGCGTGAGGCAATGCCGGTATATTGGAAGTAATGCCCGTCTGGCGCCACGGCAGGCAGATCATCGTCGCCGCCCGGAGGCCCCACATAATCGCCCAGCCGCGTAATCTGCACATTGATAAAATCCCCCACCGCGAGCGATCCCCCGCTAATCAAGATCGATCCCAGATGGTTCTGGACATCGGCCGGTTGAAAGTCCACATCGGCCGAGGCCAGCACCGCCAGGGCCGTATTGTTGCGGTGGCGGAGCACTTGGGCCGTCATACGGGCCTTGGTGCCCCCGCCCCCCGCCGCGCGGCGCATGTAAAAGAGAAACACATCACTCCCAGGGAGCCAGCCATCAGGGATATGGAAGCGATAAAAGGCAATCGTGGTGCCCGTGGGCGTCCAGGTGCCATCGGCGCTCGGCAACGTAAAGGTGCCCGTCGTCGTGCGCGTGGTGTACGTCTCATACCACTGCGTCGTGCCTTTCATCTCGCGCATCACCGCCCGGTTGCGCGTAATCTCGCCGGCGGCGTTGGTGGCGAGGCTCTCGGTGCCCACCTCGCCGGGGTCGGCGAGTTCGCGCATCTGGGTTATCGTGGCGCTATAGTCATCGATGAGGAGCAGCGACCCGACGCTCCCCGACGTGAGACCACCAATGTCATAGTAGACAATGGCTTCCGTGGCGTCGGTGAGCCGCACGCGGTAACTAGAGCCAATGGTGTACCAGACATTCGCTTCGCCGCTAGAATCGAGGATGGTAGGATTAGGATTGGGCGTGGCGCCGTTGGCATCGGTGTACGTCGCCAAGGGCGTCCCTGTCCCCGTGGCAAACGTGAATAATTTCCCCCCTGCGAGCGGATTGCCGTTGGCGTCAAAGGCCCTGAATCGAGGAACCGGCCCGAGTGCGACGGCCATCTATTGTCCTCCCATGCCTGGTAGTGACAAGCGCGGCGGTGCGGCTGGCGCCTGCCCCTCGCCTTGCCTGATGGTCGCGCGCACCGTGCCTTCTGGTTGCTCCCGCAAGCTCTCGTTAATGAGCGCAATCCCTGCGGCGGTGAGATGCCCCCCGCCTTCTTGAAATGCGCGGCGTATCGCGGCCCGCCCGAGTGGTGTCTGGATGGCTTCGGCAATGGCGTAGGGCGCCGCTTCCATGGCCATGCCGATCGCCATGATCGGCATGTTGCCCTTCAAAGCACCCCCTAAGACCGTCCCATGCGCTACATAGGGCATGACCCGACTGCCCAGCCCACTGACATTAGTGGCGGGCCGGGTCGTCATCCTGGCCACGTCCTTGAGCGTCTCACGAATCTTTTTGAGTTCGCCTGGAGCAAAAGATTTGGCAAACACCTCGTCCTCGGCCACCATCTTTTCAAACTGCCTGAGAATCCCCCGGCCATTCACCTGCATATGCTCGCCGCCGACCGCTGGAGCAATGCCGCGCCCTGGCCCCCAGAGCAGCGCGAGATCCTCAACGGCTTTTTCTCTGCGCGTCGCTTGAATGGCGGACTGGAGGCCCTCGGCCCCTGGAGTCGCTCGGGCCGCCGCCGTGTCGAGGTCTCGATGGAAGGCGCCATAGAGTTCCTTGAGGCCCTTCTCCAGACGCCAATCTTTTGACCCAGCAGCTTCGGCAATCCTGATCCCATATTCTTTGCGGTGTTCGTCCATCAGGTCGAGGGGGACGTTGCCACCGTGTGTCCGAATCAGGTCTTGGAGATCTTCTGCCCGCTTGAGTAATTCGCCCTGGCGGGAGGTGGGTTGCATCCGGAGTTGCTCACGCATAATCTTTGCCGCTGTCTGGTCCACCTCTGGCATAGGCACCGGAGGATGATGCTTCGCCGCTTCCTGCCACAGGTCCGTGGCCGCTGTCGCCGGGGCGAGCTTCCCAGGCACCTGTTCGAGGGCTTCCTGCGCCACCTCATGGGCGACCGGACTCGTGCCTGGCAGGTTGCGAAAGAGTCGCTTGCCCACCCCAAGCACCCCACGCATGGCGGCGGGCGAGGCCCCGGCAATAATATCGCCTGTGAGACCAGGTTCTTCGAGGCCCAGTGCCACGTTGAGCTTGCGGGCACCCAGCGAGCCTATCGACTCCCCAAACAGGCCCCCGACAGGTCCACCAAGGAAGGTGCCTAGCGCCGCGCCTCCGACACCACCGATCGTGCTGATGGCATAGGGCGCAGCGGTGATGGCGAGGTCTTTGAGTTGTCCCGGCAGCGCCACAATCTGTGCAGCGCTGGGAATAGTGTCCGCAGGAGACGGGAGACCCGGCGGCGTGACGGCCATGCCTGGCAAGGGGACAGGTTGCGGCGTGCTGGGCTTGCGAATGTCCAGCACCATGTCGGATGGCATGCGGGCGCGCGTCGGTGTCACGCCACTGATGTCCTCGATCAGATCGCCCGACATGGCGAAGGCCGAGCGCGGGATGCGCGGCCCTGAAGGCGTCTCCGGCGTGAGCGCCTCGCCCTGGAGCCCCATGGCCGGGTTGAGGGAGTGCGTCGGCGGCGGCGTGGCGCTGGGACCGACCGGCTGCGTCCCGCCGGGCACCGCCATGCCCGGCGGGGCTTGTGGCCTGACGGTCGGCGCAGGGCTGGGCGCGACAGGCTGCGTGGATGCAGTCCCTCTGCCCATCTCTAACAGGTCGGCATCACTCAGCACGGCGGCTTGCTGTGGCTGTGCCGGGGCACTGGCCGAGCCGAGCCGGTTCATCACGCGCTGTGTCAGGTCGCGGGTCTCTTGTGGCGCTTTCTCTAACCCATACTGGTCGAGGTTGCCCTGCCCCCAATTCCACGCCGCAATCACACTGGGCACATGGCCTTTATACTTCTTGAAGAGTTGCTGAAATTCTGCCGTCGCCCCTTCTACCGCTTGCTGGGGGTCAAACGGGTCCACCCCATACTGCGCGGCGGTCGGGTCCATCAACTGAAACAGCCCCTTTGCTCCTTTCGGACTCACCGCGGCGGGATTGCCCGCCGATTCCTCCTGCATCACGGCGGAGAGCCACCCTTGCGGCAATCCGCCTTTTTCTTCATAGACGGGAAAGCGCAGCTTGGTCGCCCAGTCCGTCTTGGGTTGCGCGATGGCCAGGAGTTGGGAATCAGAGTAGTCGGCCATGCCTACTGTCCCACCTCAATATGCTTCTGGCGCCACGTTTCAAGGATTTGCTCGCGTGTGCCGCCTTGTTGGATGAATTGTTGAATGACGCGCTCGGCCTGATCCTTCGGGATCACCGTCCGCGGTGGCGTGCCCTGCCCTGGCTGCCGCTGCCCCGTCCCCGGCTGCGCTTGCTGCAATGCCGCCACATCGCGGTCATAGGCTTCTTGGATGCGTTGCCGGCTCTGGACGACGGCATCGCGCACATTTTGCAACTGCTGTTTGATCGAGTCCACCGTCCCTTCGGGGTCAAGGGCCGCAATGGTGCTTTGCAGCAATTTGTGTTCGGCTTCGGTCACGGAGCCGAGCCTCCCGCCAGCCTTCGCCAGCGTCAGTAATTGATCGAGGCCCATGTTGGAGACAATGATTTTGAGTTGATTGCGGAGCATCCGCGCATTGGTTTCACCAAAGACGTTATACAGCGTCGACACGGTGCCGGTCGCTGGCAATTCTCCTGGTCTATCCATGGTCGAAAGCGCCGCATCAATCGCCTTGTTCACTCGACCATGCTGGTCGCCGATGCTGGCGATGGTGGTTTGGGCGTCCCGCAGCTTCTCGGGGAGTTCGCCCGCCGCCTTGCCCGATGCCGTGCCGGTGGCCTTCTGCTCTGCCGCCTTTTGGACCTCTTTGGGTTGCCTGGAGAGAATGTTTCCGGCACGGTCGCGCAAAATGATTTCCGTGCCGGTGTCTTCGCGGATGACGCCCTGCGGCGTCACCTCCACCCCTGGTGGTGCCTGGGCTTCTTCCAGACCACCCGGCGCCATGCGCAGGATAATATGTTTTCCGTCCCTCGTGGCAGGGATCGGCTGCATGCCGAGCTGGTTGCCTTGCGCTCGTTGCTTAATCATGGCCAGCCGCCTAAGCGTCGCCTCCACCTGGGCGGGATCATAGGTTTTCGGCAACTGAGCAGCCATCTGGGCGTAGGCTGGCCCGTCGCTGGCCATTTTTTGCAGCATCGCGTCATAGGTGGCCTGGTCGGTGGGCAGCGCGAGGGCATGCTGCATATACGTAATCCCCGCTTCGAGCGTTTTCGCCTGGTTGAGTTGTTGTGTCTGCTGACTGGCTTGCCTCGTCTGCTCGGCGCTCTCCATCTGTTGCAGCCCCTGTACGGCCACCATGCCCCGACGGCCCTCGCCCAGCAGTTGTTCATAGGGCGGCCGGCGCATCATCTGCATGCCGGGGAGCGGCGTTGGCGCCAGCGTGGGGGTTGCCGCAGGTGCGCCGGCGCCGGCGCCGGGGGCTGGTGCTGGTGGCGGTGGCGGTGCGGCGGCGCCCGTGTCTGGTGCTGGTGCGGGGGGCGGGGCCACGCCGGGGGGTTGATTCGCCTGTCCGCGCTGCGCTGACTCACTCTTCGCCGCCGCTACGGCCTCATCGATCGTGCTATACGAAGGAATCTGCTCGCCATTGGCGAGGCGTTGCTGGGCATGCCGAATGGAGCGCCCATAGGCTTCCTCAGAGGGCTGCGCACCACGCGCAATGGCCTTGATTTCCTCCGGGCTAATCCCTGGCACAATGAGCGGGATATTCGTCGGGCGTCCGCCGTTAATGCTGGGCTCGGTCACCGTATGCGTGAGCACGGTGGCGATGTTCCCGCCGCCTAAATCCTGCACACCCAGGTAGCCTTCTTTCGGCACGCCAGACGCCATTGGGGATGCCGGTGCCGGCTGTCCTGGAAGTGCAGCGGGTTGGCTCATCGACGCTGGTGGCGGTGCCTCGGGAATGGGTGTCCCCTTCGCGGTGCCCCAACTCCCAAACCGGTTGTTGATACCAGGCCCTGTGCCAAACGGGTCGCCTGCGGTGGGGGGGGCCGGTGTCGCGCCCAGGGGGGTCTGGGTCACGGCGGCGGGCATCGCTGGACGAGCGAGCGGTGAGGGAGTCAGCGGGGCCGGGCTCGGCAGCGCCCCCCCCGGCACGCCCATGCCGCCTTGGCTTGCATAATGGTCGCGGATAATCTTGGCGATGCGCTGGTCCGCGGCATAGTCTTCCGCTGCCTGATAGGCTTGCAGGTCGCGCAAGTTGTTGATGCTCTGCTGCTCACGCAACCGGCCCGCCGCGACCATCGTGCCCACCAGGTCGGGCGGCTGGATAATGGGGGCGGTAGCGGCCAAGGAAATTCGAGGGTCAATTGCCATAGTTTAGTACCAACCTAGGGGTTGATTCATGAGTTGCTGCTGCGGGCTCCCCCAGTACATCATCTGGTCATTGCCGCCCTGCTGGCGGCGCTTGCGTGCCCAGTAGTCGTCGTCCAGGTTCATGCCCATGCCACCGCCCCAGTCGCCCATCGTCATGCCAGGGCCAGAGTAGGGAGATTGCCCACTGACGCCTCCCGCCTCCTGGTTGGCCCGATCCTGGTTGGCAATCGCCATCTGGTTGGCCTGCTGCTGGCGCAGCACCGCCGCCGTATTCGCTTGCATCTGCGCTGGGTCCGCGCCCGTCGCCTGCCACCCCTGCCTCTGTGCGTTCCAGTCCACGTCCTGCCCGCCGCCTTGCCCGCCATACGGCGTCTGACCAAGCGGGGTCTGCATCGCCTGAGAACCCCAACCACCAGCGCCCTGACCGTACCCGCCCATGCCCATGCCACCCATGCCCATTGAGCGGCGGCGGCGCTGCCAGGGGCTCTGGCCATATTGCTGCTGCATGCCAAACTGATCGTTAAAAGCCATAGCCACCTCCGTATGGGCCTCGGTAGCCGTAGGTGGGCTGCCGCTGCTGATTCGCTAGCTGCTGACTGAGCAGGCTGTACTGGAGGTAATTGTTCGCGGCATTGCCGATGCCACCAAGAGCGCCGCTCCAGGCATTGGCCGATCCCACGTCTCCGGCTGCTCTGGCCGCCCCCGCCCCGGTAATGTTGCCCGAGAGCGCCCCCCCCAGATTGGCCCCGAGCAGGTTGCCTTCCTTGGTGGCTGTTTGCCCCAGACCCGTCAGCGAGGCCAGCTCGTTAAAGCGCTGCTGCCGCGTGCCCATCTGCGCCTGATAATTGGTGGAGTACTGATCGCGGTTGCGCGCCGCCAGGTCGGCGTTTTGCTGATACGACCGTCCATAGCCCAGTTCATTCTCTTTGAGCGCGCGGTTGTAGGTCATCTCATTGCCGTAGATGGCCCGGTTCCAGTCCTGCTCATTGCGCGCGAGCCCACGCGCATACGACTTCTCGTATTCCTGACTCGCCAGCCCCTGCCCGTATTTCAGCGCCCCTTTGACGGCGCCCCCCGAGAGGAGCCCGCCCTTGGCGGCATTGGTCGATTGCAGCGCCTTCATGCCCTCGCTCAAGCGGAACTGATAGCCGGGGTCGTCATCGAGCACTTGCTGCCCGGTCGTCGGCGCAAACTTGTAGGCCGCCGGGTCGAGCGGTTGATTAGGCGCCGTAAAGGCATACTGCGCCGGGTCGAGCGTCGGCGTGGCCGTGTACGGGTCAAAGCCGATCGGTTGATTCGTGAGTGCTTCTTGCGCCGCCAGCCCCCGGTAGCCCGCCTCGCGGTAGGGCGCCAGGTCGGCCCGACTCTGCTCATACTGCTGCTGGAGGATGCGGTTCGCCTCGGCGGCGGCGGCGGCTTGCGTATTGGCGGCGCTCTTGGCCGCCCCACTCGCTATGGCGCCACCAGCCAGATTGCCCGCGACCGTCAGCCCTGTGCCAATGAGGGGTGCATACGGTCCAATGCTGCCCAAGATACCTCCTAAACTTCCCGCGGCTGCTGGCGCTGCGGCTGCCGCCGCTGGAGCGGCCCCCGCGAGAAAGCCTGCACCACCACCGCCAGCGCCACCCAGCGCTGCACTGCCACCGAGCGCACCCGCACCACCACCCCCAAGGGCTGCGGCCTGGCCAGCCGTGAGCCCCGCGCCGCCACCACCGGCCAGCAGATCACCCCCGACGGCGCCGCCATAGAGCAAGTCTGTGCCCGCGCCACCGGCAAACGTTCCAGCCGCTTCTGCCGCGCCGCCCAGCGCCCCGTACAGCGAGGCGCCGCCCACCGCCGCGCCGAGGACGGCGAGCGCTGAGGTGAAGGGATCGCCTAGAGGGTTGTACTGATCGTAGGAGGAGCCCGCGTAGTACATATTGTCGAGCATGCCCTGAATCTGCGGGTCCGCCTGATCGAGGTATGGGGCCAGGCGCGCATACCCAAGCGTGCTCTGGAGCCACGCCATTGGCGACTCGCCGTTCGCCTGGTCGCCGTATTGGTTATACGGCTGCGGTCCCTTGTTGCCGCTCTCGTTGGCGGTGAGGACGGCCTTCACGTAATCTGTCCATGTCTTATATCCTTTAGGTATATCAGGAAAAGCCCTATCACCATAGTCCTGTGGGTTCGCGTCGAGCGGCTTCTGCTCAGGGTACGCTTCTGTACGGACTGTTCCGGCCATACCCTTATCCTCTCAGCGGCAATTCCGCCCAGCATATTGATATCATCGCATCGAAGGCTGACCCCAGGTTCTGCAGGCTGACAAGCGACCCTGGTGCCAGACAGAGCGCCCCATCAACCTGATCCACGGCGCTCAAGCGTTGCCCGCCCACCGCCGTCTCATGGCTGAGACTCACGGGATGCAGACGCACGACCACGAGCCCAGCCGGCAGCGTACACGAGCTATACGCCTGCCCTACCGGCGCCACCGTGCCCCCCACCAGCCCATTGACGGGCACAATCGGCACCGCGCTCGTCGGCGTCCCGACATTGGCGGCATAGGCCATGACCGTGTTGGCTTGTACGGCGGCGGTCGGCGTCCCGGTCATCGACACCGTACACTGGAGCACCGCCAGCATGACCAAGGCATCTGCCGGATTAAAGAGCGTCAGGCCACTGCCCACCGTCGTTAAGCCCACTGGAAAGAGCACCGGCGCCTGCATCGCGGCCAGGAACAGTTGCCCGCGCCTCGCCAGGTCTGCATAGGGCACTGCCATCTGTTCCTCCTGTCCCAGCGTGTCGAGATGGAGCAACCAGGGCCGCGTGATGAGCCCGCTCCGTGCGTCTATCATTGGGGTGCGCGCGAGCGAGGTGGTTAGGGTTCCCGGCATCGCTAGGCTCCCAACACTTCATAATCGACAAGGGCGGCATAGATTTGCCGCTCGACTGGCGACGACACGCGCAGTTTATACCTGCGGTCGTAGGCACTCCCGAGCTGACGAAATTCGACCATAGTACGCACCTGGCCGATACGCCCGAGTTCCATCGAACGCACAATGCCGTAGGTATTCCCGCCGTCATTACTGATGAGCAGGTCCACGACCGGGTCCTCCCCGAGTTGGATGCCGTCGAGCCCTACACCTGTCTTACACAGAATTTGTAACCTATCATGCCGCACTCGGCTGGAACCCTCGCTGTCGAATAGGGGCGGCAGCCCGGCCTCAAACACGAGCGGCGCCCCGGCGTCCGTATACGTGTCCGGGTCTAACTCGTAGATGCGCCCGTCCACATAGTCGCCCACAAGATGCTTGCCGTAGGCGAACACGTAACAGTTCGCCCGATGCCTGCCGATGGTGCCCATGACGGGCTCCCACGCGCCACGTTCGTGCCACAGCCCCGTCGTGGTGTCGAGTACCCACGTCACATTGGCGGTCGGGAATGTGAGCCAGTAAAAATGGTGCCCCCGGTACTGCTGCCCCCAACCGATCGCGTCGTCAATCGTGCTATAGCTCTGGATCGCTTCTTCCACGGGATGCGTGGAGACGCGCTGCGGATTGTACCCCTGCGCTTGGACCACGAGCCCCCGCCCGTCGTCGCCGCGTGAGAGCCAGTAGAGCGATTCCCCCACGCGCGAGGGGGAGAACTTGGCAGCGCAGCCCTGATGGATAAACGCGCCAGGAATAGGCTGGAAGGGGCGGTCGGGATCGCGCACATCGGCCAACACTTCGGTCGTATGCTCGCCAAAGTTCCACAGATCCTTATGCACCACAATCTGGCTCACCATCTGGTCGGGAGAGCCTTCCACGGCGGTAAAGTTGAGCGCGTCAAAGGTGACACTGAGCGGGTCGGTCCAGCCGATTTGCTGCGTCCCTGGCACCGGGAAGACAAAATAGCCATCGAGGTACGTGACGTGTGTGGAGCCTGGGAAGTTGCCATCGGTGATGCGCGTAAAGATGTTGGTCGCCAGCGTGAGATAGTAGCCGTCCACGCCATCAACCAGCATGAGCTGGATACCGTTATCCACCATGCTCACGGGGCCATTAATACTATTTAAGGTCCCGTACTGTGCGAGAGCACCTGAGACGAAAATCTCGACAAACGCATTGCCCTGCACGGCAAAGAGGCGTTGGTCGGAGGACTGATAGAGCGCACGGACGGGTCCCCCAGCCAGCAAGGTCACAAAGAGCTTCAGGCCAGGCGTGCCAATGAGGGCGGTCACGGTGGCTCCCTGCTTGCTCTCGACCAGCTCGGCAAAGGCATTGATAAGGCGCATGGAATCTAGCTGCGGATTCTTATATCTGGATGATTGCCCGATCCACTGAAGCCTGGGCATACCTAATCGCTCCCCGTCAACCAATCGGTAAAGCCCCAGAGCGAGCGGCGTCCCTCGCCCCCATGGCCCGTCACCCCAGCGACATCGCTCGTCATGCGAGGCACACGTACATTGCGAATTTGGACCCGCTCGCGGCTCTCGTTTGCCAGCGCCAGGATGTCTGGGCGCAGTGTCCCCGGATATTCACTGGAAATTTCCACTGGGAGGTTATACTCCAGCATGCGTTGGTATCCTGGAGCCAGCACCATCACCGTATCTAAGGTATTGGCGGCATTCCAGGGATGCCACAGATAGAGAATGATATTGGCGACCATGGTTGGCGTCGGATACACAAAGACGCGACCGAGCGGCGCAGTAGGGTCATACCAGAGTGCCGTCACCTGCGAGCCAATGGTCATCGGCACGGAGCGCAGGTTCTGATAGTCCTGGTGATCGCGCAACACGGCAATCGGCTCTTCAATGAGGGTCGCCGGCTCCTGCCACCACGCTTGGCTGATCTGGATCGGGCGCGGACACCCCGCCCCATAGAGCGGCGTCGTATTCCACAGCCCGCCAGGGCCAAGCGTGTACGTCTGCATGCCCCCTACCAAGGAGAAGATCTGGCGGTCGATGACGTACACCAGCAGGTCTTCCAGCGCCCAGGCATCCAGCAGGGAGTTGAGGCACCGTAAGCCCCCAGCGGCCATGCTAGCAGACGGGATTTCATCGTCCCCGACGATGCCGAGCTTGAGTAAGGCGGTGGTAATGAGGTCACGTACAGTCATAGTTGGGATACCCCTGGCTTCCGTAGTGCACCAGTGGCACGCAGCGCGTAGCGGCGACTGCCACCCCCAAGCGTGCCCACTGAATGCTCAGTCCCCAATCTTCACTCAGCGTCCGCGCCTGGAACACCCCCTGTGCGTCCTTAAAAATCTCATCATGAAACCGAAACACGATCTGTTCCACCCATGGCTGCGTAAAGTCACAGACAAAGCAGCCCGTATTGACCAGTAACACCTGCTCCGGCCAGTTGGTGTCGGCCACCGTAAACGTCGGGGGCAGCGTGGCGACCTCCCGCAGCGTCAAGCACCTGACCCCCTTCGTCTCCCAGTCGTAGAGCCCCGTACTGGTGAGCCCGCTCCCGTCCTTCACCGGGATGACACACGACAGCACCTGCACCGCCGCCGCCTGCATCACCGCCAGCAGCGTATCCAACCACTCCAGGCCCACCGGGGCCACATCACTGTGGAGCATGGCAAAATGCGTCCACCCCTGGGCCTGGCGCGTGTTCAGCGCTGCACACCACAACTTATTAAACGAGTGGGGCAAGCGGCTGTCTTCACTGGGCCAGATCATCACGTCATGCGCGTGCGAGGCGTGCGCCGCCGCCAGCGCTGACGCCAAAACGACGGGGCCATAATGAGGGTACGCCAAAAAGACGCGCGCCCGCGCCATCAGACCGCAGCGCGCATCTGGCCGATGATCGCGCCGCTCTCTAACGTATCATCGTTGACCACCTCTAACTGAATCTCGCCCGACCCTTCCACAAAGGCCGTCACCGCGGAGGCGGTCAGCGTGATCGTGCTAGTCGCCGTAAAGGCATTATTCGCGGTAATGGCGGTCCCCGCTAACTCTTTGTTGAGGGTATTCGCCGCTACCGTCGTGAGGGCCAGCACCCCGCCGGTCACGTCCACGCCATCAATGGACGGCGTAATGGTGGCCAGCTTGGCGGCCGTGGTGGCGGGGGCATACGTTACCCACGTCACCTTGGTAATGCGCCCCTTATGACCCGGTGTCCAGTGGTTCACCGCCGCATTCGACAGCGTAGACAGGGTCGGCACCGAAAACACCTTCGTATATTTGGCCAGACCCGCTTTGGCAAGCCAGGTCGGGGCGGCGAGGTTGCTCACACTCGTGTTTAAAGTTCCCGGCATTATTTCCTCCCTCGCGTCGCATGAGGGGTATCGTCTTCCTCCGGCGGCGTGGTTAAAGCGTCCGTTTTCGCTTCCAGGGCCTCCAGCCGTTCCGTGACCGCCGTGAGTAAGGCTTGCAGCGAGGCCACTTCGGTTTCGAGGACCGCCACTGCCGGTCCCGTGGTGCGGGCCTCTGGCGGCGGGGCCGGCATAATGGCTGCCCCCTGAAGAATCGCCTGATCGGTATTGGGGGCGGTAATGACCCCAAACTCGGCGGGACTCTCGACCCACCCTCCCTGGGCGCGCAACTTGTCGTACACGTCCTGCGTTTCTACGAGGACGCCGCCCGGTTGGTTGGGATGGAACAGGTAGAGCGGCTGGAAGATCACCTCTTCCATGGCCGTCATCATTGGTCTCTCTGCCATAAAGTTTCCTTCTATGAGGCCACCCGACAGGCCCACTGCGGACGCGGGACCGCGACCCCAAAGAGCACATCACATCTGGTGCCGTGGGTATCCGTCCCCCAGGTCGAGTCCTGCCACAGGCGGAACGAAATCCCCAGTTGTTCGTCACTCACTCTGTACGCGCTCCCCGAATACGGCATCGACAAATCCGCAAACGCCACCGTACAAAATTTCGGGTAAAAGCACAGGTTCTGCGGCGTGGAGACGCTCGCCGCCCCCAGCACCGTAATCGGGGCATTGTTCGCCGGCGAGGCACTGACCGTCTGAAACTGCGTCGGATTGCCCGCGCTGTCCGGCGGCGTCAGCGGCGGGCTAATCGGAATGGCCATGTTGCCCGACACGTCCGCCGTCGCATTGGCCGTGACCACAAACTGCCGCAGTTGGCCCGTGGAGCGCCGCGACAGCGGGTTTACCTGAAAAACGCCCGCAAACGTCAGCACATCGCCCCTGAGGAGTTGCCCGGTACTCGCCGTCCACCCCTTGGAGTTAATCGTCGAGCCCGTTTGACTCCCCAAGTTCACCAGCGGCGTCCCGCCTTGCGCCCCGTTGACATGCGTGGGCATATTCTCGTCGACGTCCCAGTCAAAGCCGAGGGCATGCCCCATGGCCCCCTGGCGGTACTGCTCGCCAATTTCCATCTGGGCATTAAAGAGGCCCTGGAGGGCTTTCACCATCGAGGCTTCGGAGAGGTTGGTGAGGAGCGCTTGCCAGGCTTGGTCGCGCGGCGTACTTTCGTTGCCCATAATGGCCTTGGCATCGAGAAAGAACTGGCTATCGTTGGGCCGCGTCCCCGGAGAGCCCGTCGAGTTCGCCACCTGGTCAATCACGAGAGAGAGCACCACGCGGTCGACTTCGTTGGCTAACTGGTCCATGGCCGGGGCCAAAATCCTATTGTCAAAGTCGTCAATGTCGAGCGTGAGGTCCTGGGAGGAGTACGTCAGCGCCACGTCCTTATACTGATCTAGGATGAGCGGCACGGTCGTCTCGGTAATGTCCTGCACCTGGGCCACCGGCCCATCGGTCACGATATAGCGCGGCGGCAAGCGAATGAAAATCTGGTTGCCGCGCTTCGCGCCTTGTTGCGCGAACATATTCGAATATTGCCGATCAATCATGCGGACAAAGTGCAGATTGTTAAAAAAGCGGTACGCGGCCCGCATCGTCACGTCGGCGGGTGTGAGAAACAGATTGGCCATAGTCTTCTGCTGTCCTTCTAGGGCCACTTACCTCTGGATCAACGCCGCGACTTTTCCTGCCCCTTCATAGCGCGCCAGTAATCGAGAAAGCTCCCGCTGCCGTTGGCAATGTCCTGCGGCGCACTCCCCTGGGGCCGGGCGATACCGCCCCCGCCCGTGAGCGGCTGGACGGCAGGGGGCAGCGCCCCGCCCGTGCGGGCGGCCTGCCGCGACGCGCCGTTCGCTGCTTTGCCGAGCTGCGCTTCCAGCTTACTCAGGTACTGCTCGGCGCCTTCCACGGTGCGGTAGCGTAACTCTTGCATCACCTCGGGATGGCGGCCCACGTAGCGCAGCACGTCACTGCCTTTCGGGCTCTGGGCGGCATATTGCTTGAGCACCCCAAAGACGGGTTGTCCCTGGAGGCGGGCGTTGATGGAGTCAATGGCCTCGTCAAAGTCGTCATATTTGTTCCGGCCCTCCTCGACACGCCGATTGACCTGTTGATGCAGCGCCTGAATGTCTTGCTGCATGAGGTATTCGTCGCGTTCAAGTTGGGCCGCGAGATGTTCTTCGCGGGCAATGCCGCGCCAGTAGCGCTCGACATCAACATTCCAGCGTGCCACCTCATCGGCACGCTCGAAGTTGTAGTCCTGCTGGCGCGGCGCCCGTAACTGACTCGGTTGTTCGTACTGCGGCGGCGGCGCTGGACGCTCCTGGGGTGGAGCCCGGCGCGCCTGGGCTTGCTCCGCGAGGTAGGCGTTGAGGGCCTCCTGGCGGGCGAGTTGCTCGCGGAGTCGCTCGTTCTCGCGCACCATCTTTGACGTAAAGCCCCGCTGGCGCTTCGACTCCGACCCGGTTAACGCCTCCTCTTCGTCATCGGGGGCGGCCGGGGGACTGCCGTCCTCCCCGCCGTCCTCCCCGCCGTCCTCCTCCAGCGTGCCATTCGGCGCCACTGGCGGGGCGTCTGGTTCTACGGGCGCTGGGGGTGGCGTGCCATCACTTGAGATGGTGTGCAGCCCCAACTCCGGGGTAAATCCGACCATGGTTCCGGCCATTGCTGGCTCCTTTCGCGGTCTCGCTCAATGCCGTGAGCGTTGCGGTCGTGCTTGGGCGCGCTCAAATCCGTGAGCGTTGCGGTCGTGCTCCAACGCGCTCAAATCCGTGAGCGTTGCGGTGCGGTCTAGTCCCGTGTAAACCAAAAAAAATGGGCAGGTACAAGGGGTCATGACCTTGTACCTGCCCATCAGGTAGGTGTGCCCGCTGACTAGCTAAGTCAGCAAGTACACGGGACTATTCTGTTCTCACTGCGAGCCGGGGAGTTGCACCCCGCGGCGGGCCCTGGCGGCCTGCCCGCGTCGTCTCCTGGGATACTAGGTTTTGCTCATGAGTCGCCCCTATTCAATCGGTTTCTGCAATAAGGCGTCAATACCAAAACTAGGATAAACTGACTCAGGACTAAAAGCTATAGAAACCTTGTGGGCCTTCGCTCCACTCCCCCCAAGGTGGATGATCCCGTCAAACCCGTTCTCCAGCAACCAATCATTGACCTCATCTTTGTAGCCGAAGGTCCGCAACAACGTTTCATACACGTCTTTGTTCGTCGTAATGTCGGGCGAGCCGTCCGGCTTCACGTGATAATTAAACCCCCACTCTTCAAAGTTTTTAACCATCGATGGATCGGCAGGGGCCTCAATATCAAACGGCTTTTTCAGGTTGGCATACACCGGGCGCAGGTTAGCACCCTCACGGGTCAGAGGCACCCTATAGCCCGTCACCTGCCCACGCACCGTGACCGGAATCACCTCCGTGCCCATCTCCCGTGCCGCATACTGGGCCTGGACATGGGTGGGAAACACCTTGGAGGCATCCCCCCGCGCATACTCGCTGGCGATCTTGGGACTTGCCGTCATGTACACCCCCGGCCCGTAGAGATCGCCACCCGCCCCCCTGCCGGCATACAGCAGATCGAAGTCCGGATACGCCCCGCCGGTCCCATGGTAGTAGCGCTGCAACTGTCCCTCCGGTGTCCTGAGCGCACTCTCCGGCAGCGGCTCCCCGCGCGGTCCCAGCGGCGGCGGCCCCAGATTGCCGCGCTCACTCGTCAGGCTCCCGAGTCGTGGCCCCGGCGTCGTGATTGCTTCCCCCAGACCGCGCATGCCCCGCAGCATCCCTGGAGCCATGAAGCCCGCCACCTGACTCACCGGGTCGGCCACGTCCCCCAGCGGGATGGCCTCAATCGCCTGCTCGCCGATCCAGGACGGCCCGCCGCGCCACTCCGCCTGCATCTCGGGATGCACGTTCACGCCCCCCAGTGGCGTCCTGGCTAAGCGGTCCAGGTAGGCGGCGTACACGTCCGTGCCCGGCTGCTGGTAGCGCCTGGAGGCGTAGGGGGTGGCGTAGGGCGGCATCGCTAGTCCTCGCTCGCATCCAGCAGCACGGGCACGGGGGCCGGCGCCTGCTCAGCGTCCCACACCACCAGCCCCCCACTGCGGGAACAGTTGCGGAGCCACCACACTTCATCAAACGTACGCAGCGCCTCGTCAGGATCGCCCTGCCAGTCGGCCGGGACCTGGACGACCACGCGCGCCACCGCGTCGCCCCCCTCCGGATCGGGCACCAGCGTCAGGGTCAGCGGCATGATCCGCCCAAACGCCTGATAGAGCGGCCGCACCGCCTCGTAGAGCACCAGGGCCATGGCGGGATGGGCCGCAAACCAGTCCACCCAGCGCCGCGCCTCCCCCGCAAAGCGGTAGTGCAAGCCGAGCCCCGCATAGGTCATCACGCCGGGAGGCGTCATGGCAACCCTCCTGGCTCTGGCTCCTGCCGCGCCGTCTCGCGCTTGTACGCCGCCTCGACCTCGATGCGGTGCCTCTCCAGTCCCAGCTTCTCCCGCTCCAGCGCCACCCGCTCGCGGTCAAGCTCCAGCTTGCCAAACTCAATCTGCGCCTTCACTGCCGCTTCACGCTCCGCCAGCGTACTATCGCGCTGCATATCCTGCACCTTCAAGGCTTCTAAGTCATGCGCCTCTTTGAGCGTCTTATTGTCGTCGGCAAAGCGGGCCAGTTGCTGCTGCTGCTGCTGCGCCAGGGCGTCCAGGGCCTGTAGGTGCTGCCCGGCCTGCGTCAGTTGCTGGCGCATAATGGCTAACTGCTGGTCTTTGTTGACGTTGCCCTCCGGGAGAATCTGCCCGGGGAGGCGCTTGATGAGGTCGGCCAACTCTTTGGCCCCTTCCCAGTCCATCTTTTCCACGACCTGGCTGGCGATGGGTCCCATAATCTCAGGGAGTCGCTCCATCATCTGCAGCATCTGGTCGGCCGCTTCCTGGCGCTTGGTCGCATACGACGGCCCAATGTCCACCAGCACATCATACTGGCCGCTGCTCATGTCGTAGACCCCGGCCATGCCCTCCATGAGCATCGGGTCGTCCATCATCGCCTGCTTTTCCTCCGGGCTCCCGGCCATGCGCATCATCTGCGGGGAGCCGTCATCGCCCAGGATGCGCTGAATTTTGGCCGGATTCATCACTTTGGGAATAACCCCGATGTAGAGTTCGCCCTCATAGCGCATGGTATCAGCGGCGTGCGCGGAGTAGTGCGCCGTGCCCGTATCGGTCTGCTCATCCTTGGCGGCAATCGCCCGCCCGCTTCTCTCGCGGGACGGCGCCCCGACGTTGCCCTGATAGATGCCGATCGCCTGCTGCGTATACTGCTGAAACATCTGGAGGAGCACGCTAATCCCCTGAATGGGGGGCTCAAAGGCCGAGCGCGTCGGCGGTCCCAGGGGTGCCCCGCCAGGCCCCGTCACACTGGCGTTGTACGGCAGCCCGGCGTGAGGAACCCGGTTCGCGGTGCGCCAGATATGCTCATAGCCGGTAATCTGCCGCGGGTCATAGATATAGCCGGGGAGCGGTGACAACGCCACATTTTCCGCCATCATGGTAATGGCATAGTTCTCTAAGCGCATCGGGTCCATGGCGTTCTGAATAATGCCAGAGCGCCAGACCTCGTTGTTGATGTCGATCTCTTCCCCCACCATGCGCAGCAGCGGGATATGCTCCCCCGGCCAGATCGATTCTTCGAGGATGACATGGCCGTTGGTTTTAATCCAGCGCACGCTGGTGTATATGGTGGGGCGCACTTTCACCAACACGGCCACCAGATCATGCACTTTCTGCGCATACCCCTCGACAAACTCCGGCGGCAGGCCGTCTAACCAGTTGACCACGGTGCGGTTCTGTGCCTGAATCCACTCCAGCAGCGGTGCCCACCGGGGGGCGGGGGTCAGCAGATGACTCACAAAGTTCTGGAAGGCGCGCGTGCCCAGCCCCGCCTGCTCCAGCATGGGGAGTGCCTCCAGCAAGTAGGGCTCCAGCATCATGACCTCGCCGCCCTGGAGTTGGGCGAGCGTCATGCGCTTGCGGTCTTTCCAGAAATACTCCGCCACCCGCACGTGGTTGGAGGCAATCCAGCTATCGCCCACGCTCTGCCACGCCGTGAGGGTGCCCGTATCGGTGCCCCACTCTTCCTGAAAGCGGTCTTTGTCGTGGTGCTCAAACACAAAGCCCCAGTCCGCCCCACGTCCCACCGGCGACACGCAGGCCGGGTCTAAGTAGCAGGCAAACTGGTTTCTGAGCGCCGCGAGGCGGGGCTCCTGGTCAAAGCTGTCCCAGCCGTCGTAGTCGAGCACCATGCGGTAATAGCCACAGCCAATGCGCACCGCCGAGTCAAAGGCCGTTTGCCGCACCAACTCGGCATGACTGCGCTCGTTACAGTGGCGTATCAAGCCCTTGAGGAGCTTGGCCGTCTCCACGTCCGCGCCGTCGCCCACCGGCAACACGGCAATGGTGGGCATGTTGGCGCGAAAGGCGTTGGTAATCTGGTGCTCACTTTGCGGCAGCGTGTTGATGGTGAGGCACGGGCGGCCGGCGGCCATGCGGCGCTGATACTCGGCCTGCTCCCATTGCTCGCCTTTGCGAAAGGTGAGCCACTCGACCTGGCGGCGGCGGTTTTGGCCCTCGTAGTCTTCCGCCTGCGTAAAGCAGCGGCGCACGCGGGCCAGGAGCTGCTGCTGGTCTTCCACCTGGCGTGAGCCGTAGAGGTCCAGGGCAGGGACGGAGGCGTAGGAGGTCTCAGGCATGACTTCTGACCTTCCGGTATTGCCTACGCGCATAGTCCAGTATGCACAGCGCGTCCGTCGCCTGCCAGAGTTGGCGACACCGCCGCATATCCTCCCCACACCCATAGCGCTCGTGGGCACGCTCCGCAGTCTTATAGTAGACCATGAGCATGCGTGTGAGAAGCCGCGCATACGCTAGGCGCTTTATCTGCTCCACAAGAGTTTCCTTCAAGGGGGCTATCTCCTTCGTAGTCGTCTCGTAGCCGCTGTGCTTCTTCTTGTGCTGGGGCATCTTGGTGGCCATAGCTAGGTCTTCTTCTTTTTCACTTTGTTGGGCAATTTGCCGAGGGGCGTCTGTGCAAATTCCTTCAGTTGCGCCTCCGTCATGTCCACGCTCGTGGCTTTGCCCGCCCGTTTCCTGGCAAGCTGAACGCCGAAGTACCGCTGCTGAGCCTTCGACTTACTAGGCATAATTTATTTCCTACTACACACGCCCTTGCGACAGGTAGATGTACAGGCGGCCACTCGCCAGCGTCGGCACCGCAAAATCCTTCTGAAAGACCCGCTCCGTCAGGTCGCTTTCCACGTAGTTGGAGCCTGCCGCCACGGATTCCCAATAGACGATGCCGTCAGAGTCCTGAATCACGCACGCATGGCCCGCCGTGGTAGCCCCGACCCAGCGTATGGCCTTCACATTGAGCGAGTTAGCTGACTCACCAGGAGCAAGAGCCGCTCGTAAAAGCGTTGCTCCAGGGGTATCAATAATGAACCTTCTTTCGCGAAAAACGTTGGCGATGTCACACCCCCTGTCCGGCACTGACGCGCCCAACAATTTCACTGAGATCGGCCTGAATGCTGGCCTTCTTCTGCGTCAACTCCTCAATCTCTCCGCGCAGCCGCTGACTGGTCTCGCGCAAGTGTGCTACTTCCTCCTGCGCATGCGCCGTGGCGATCTGGACGCGCTGCTGCGCCGCCGCGTGCATCGTGTCGCGCACCTGCTGCGCCTGCGCCTGTGCCTCACGCATCTCGGTCCGGGCCGCCTGGAGCGGGCCTTCGAGCTCGCTCTGTTCCTGGTGCAGCCGCGCCATCACCTGCTCATGCTCCGCCTCCGCCTGGCTCCGGTTCTTCGCGTACTCGGCCGCGAGCTGTCGCTGCTCCTGCGTGAGACGCGTACACTCTGCCGCCGCGTCCCGGCTCTCCTGTTCACTCTGCGCCGTGGCCGCTTGGAGCGCGTCATACTGCTGGCGCGCGTGCAGGGTCACCGCCAGCACGTCTCTCAGCGTGCCCACGCCCTCATACGCCGCCAGAAAGTTATGGGCGTGGCGGTGCGCCTCCTCCAACTCCTGCTCTGAGGGCAGCGCGTCCGCTACCTCGTGCGGCTCTCGGTGCTGTCGTCGCTCTCCCATCCCATCACCTCCGCAAATAGGGCCGCTAACTGCTGTTGCCGCTGCCGATACTGCGCTTCATGCGCCTGCAACGCTTGCCGATACACGTGCATCCAGTGGTCCGTGCGGTCGTCCCCAGGGCGCACCAGCCGGAGATAGGCTGGTCTCGGCTTCCGTCGCTTTCCCATCGGTCCCCCTAAACCATCGTGGCTGATCGGTGCCATATCCCATACGCCCCGCGCCACTGCACCAAAGTCCCTGCCGCCACCGGGCCACCCTCCACCAGGTCCGCATCACTGCCCAGGGCGGTGCTACTCCCGCTACTCGCGGGCATCCGTAGCCGGGGCACCGTCACCGTGCCGACCAGCACGAGGTCAGCGGACGTCGCACTCAGCGTGAGTGGCACGCCTTTGCTGAGCGTCGCGTCCGTCCCCGCGAGGCTGACGGCGCCTGCGAGCGCTGGCAACACCACCTCGGGGGTCGTGGCCGTCCCGGCGAGGCTGACACTGCCACTACTGGCGCCCAGGCTGAGCCGGGGACTGGTCGCTGTCCCTGCCACCGTACTGCTGGCACTGGTGGCGATCAGCACCACATCGGGCGTCGCCTGCGTGCCCGTGAGGCCCACCGCCCCGCTACTCGCCGCCATGACCACATCGGGCGTCGTGGCGGTCCCCGCCAGGCTGACGGCGCCAGTCCCGGCGTTCAAGGACAGCCGAGGCGTCGTGGCTGTGCCGGTCGCGGAGGTGGCCCCAGGGTCTGCCACCACCCGGTAGGCCGCTCGCAGGGTTGCGGCCGTGCCCGCCAGCGCTTCCGCGCCACTTGTGGCTGGCAGCACCAGGTCGGGCGTCGTGTCCGTCCCGGCGAGAGCCACAGAGCCGCTCGTCGCACTCAGGCTTGTGCGTGGCGTGGCTGCCGTGCCAGCAAGTGCCAGCGCGCCAGCGTCGGCAGGCATGCGGATGGCGCGGCGCAACGTCGCCGCCGTGCCACTGCCTACCACCGCCCCGCTCGTGGCAGCGAGGCTCACGCGCGACGGGGTCTCCGTCCCTGCTACCGCACTACTGCCACTCGCCGCCAGCAGCGAGATCCGTAAGGGCGTCGCGGTCCCGACGTGGGCCAACGCGCCAGGATCGGCCGGCAGCGTATACGCGCCAGCCGCCGCCGCCTTGCTGAACACCACCCGCCGTGGCCGCCGCAGCGGACGACGCGGGGTCACAATCCACACGGGCATAGGCGTGCACCCCGCACTGTGCTATACTCGCGGGTGCTACGATGTCATCAGCACCGCAGCACCCTCACCACTCTTCTTGCTGAAAGGAGCAAGTCGCATGGCTGACGCTCAGTATAGCCCACACCGACAGCCGATTCCGCCTGACGCGGTCCTCTGTGCCCAGACCTTGCCCGAGCATCGCCTGCATCTCCCTGGCCCTGTGCTCGATCTGGCCCTCTACCGCCTCCCCGACGACTCCTATCTCGTCGAATGGTTCTGGGTCCAAGACCAGGAGACACCCCCCACCGCGTACCGCCATGAAGTCGCCGAGTGCGAGACGTTCCTGGTCGCGCTGCACCGCCTCGCCACGTTCGACATTGCCGCATGGGACACCCGCGCCGAGGCCCTCACGCAGTACGACTGGGACGTGCAGGTCCTCCTGGAAGACTTCTTTGCCCAGCCGTAGCGTCACGTCAGGGTGAGTACTGTTGCCCCGAAGTCTACGGTAAAGGACTCTGTGTCATTCACCGAAATCGCCGACCCGTAGTTGTACCAGCCGATGAGCGGCTTCGCTGGCGTGGTTTGGGTATCATTATAGAGCACCACGTACTGAAACGGCCCGAAGCTCCCGCCGCTTGCCGTCCAGGTCACGTCCGTCCCCACGAGTTGCCCGACCGCCGTCGCCAGGGTGACATCGTTGGCAATGTCCGTGCCCCCCGCCGGATAGCCATTTTGCGCCGTAATCTCGGTAATATTCGCCTTCACCGTGTTGGTCGCCAGCGGCAGCGTATTGGTGAGACACGCTTTCACAATATCGGCCGCCGCCGCCAGCCGGTGCGAGCCGAGGAGTAAGTCTTGCTGAAACACGTTGAATTTGTTGAACGCCACCATCCTAGCCTTCCTCCTCCACAAACACCGTCAGCTGCATCGTCATATCGGACGTGAGCGTGCCGGTATACCGGAGAATGAGTGCCTCGCCCCCCGTCGCTTCACAACACCATTTCTGCTCAGGATAAAACACATCGAGTGGCGTGCTCCGATTAATCCACCCAACGTACTCCAGTACGGTTGTCGTCCCCGTGCTCGTTGCGATGGTGGGCGAGTTGACACGGGCGGTAAAACCGGCCGCTTGCCCAATCGCCGGCCGTGGCACCGTCGTAGGGGTGATGAGTGTCGAGCCGGTGCCCCCACCATCGGTCAGCGTACCCCCCGTCATATGCACGAGTTGCAGCTCCAAGCCCATCTCCCCTGCGTCTTGAACATCCGTCGAGTTGCCCAGACGAAAGCCTACCAAGCGGATAGGCTTACCCGTGGCCGCCGTGAGTTGCAGAAAATCGGTATTGCCCCCAGCAATCGTCACCGGCATGGAGGCAGCGACTTTGTACAGTCGTGGCATTACGCAGCCCTCCGAAAGAAGCGCCAGGGTTGGCGACGTGGGGGTGGTGCTTTCGCCTGGACGGCGCCCACCACCGCAGCCCAGGCGGGCGGCCAGACCTGATACGTGAGTTCTTGGGGACTGCGTGTCATCCCAGCCTGATAGAGCGTCCGTACGTCCGTGGCGGTCAGCGGACGGCTATAGAGCCGCACATCATCCAGCGCCCCGTTCAAGACGCCCGTGCCGCTGTGATGGCGTCCCAACCAGAACGGGATGCCGGTCAGATCCGTCGTCATGGCGGGAATCGTCCCACTATACCCGATGCCGGCTGGGAGCCGCCCGTTGACATAGAGTTGCGCCCGGTCCGCATTGGTCGCTCCGGCGCCGTTATAGACCGCCACCAGATGAAACCATTGATTGGCCGTGACCACCGTCGAATAATCGAGGAAGGCATACCCCGTGGTCGCGCCATTCACCTCAAAATACACGTTCCCATCGGTAAAGGTATCCAGCGCGATCTGGAGCGGCGTCGTGGCATACTTGTGCCAGACATACGCCGTCACATCGAGCGTCGTCTGCCGCACCCACGTACTCAGCGTAAAGGCCGGGACAAGGTCCAGCGCTGGGAGCACCGGCACCTGCACTCCCCCAGTGGTGACAAACCGCAGTTCCCCATAGCCGCCGAGGCGCTTCGTGCTGTTCCACCCTTTCGTGCTACTACTGACCCCCATCGCCGTGAGCGTGCCGTCATAGCGCCCCGTGAGGTCATGCCACGTACTCCCGCCACTGGTCATGGGCAGCACCTGCCACCACGCCACCAGACCCCGATTGAGTGGTGCCTGCCCGTTGACGGGAGCACCGTAGTTGAGGGAGCGCACACCGAGCGATGCTGGCATAGGGCTAGGTATCCGTGAGATAGGCTGAGGTATACGTCAGCACATTGGTCGCCTGCGTCGCATGCAGCGCCGCCACCGTGCTATGCGTCACAAACACACACCAGCGTTTCGGTTCCTTGCCCCACGCCTGCGCCGTACTCAAACACGCAATCGAGTAGTAGACCGCTGTCGTCGCCGCCACCGCCGTTGACCCGAGCAGGGGCTTGACGCCGCCATCACGGGTATAGGTACTCGTAAACGCGACTGCTGCATCAGTGCCTAAATTCGTCGCACTTGCGGCATCCGGCCATACGACCGTCGTATCTGGATAGAGTGCCTGCACCCCGTAGACGCGGATCTCGGTGTCAGCCGTTGGCGCTGACGAGCCCGCCCGCACCTGGGCGGTAATCTCTGAGTCAATGTTCCGCGCACTACTGTTATCCACTGCCGCCGATGAGCGTCCTGCAATCCACGTACTCGACGTTGCCAGCGAGGCCAGCGTACACGTCAGCGCCGTCGCCGCGCCATACGCCAACTTAAAGTTGGTATTCTCCCCGTATTCCAGCCACCACGGCGCATAGCCTAGCTGCTGCCAGAACCAATCCTTGAACCGTCGTGGCAGCCGTCGTCTGGTCGAGAGAAACTCAAAGTCATGCCCGACGTGTTTGGCATACCACTCCCACAGTTCGTGGCTAAACTGGTCAGGAGTCTTCGGGCCTGGCTTGTGCCAGAGCCGGCAAGTATGGCAGAAACAGTCCAAGCGAATCTGTACGCCCTGCTCATCCTGAAGCCGCTGCGTGCGGGGATAGTCGGCTACTCGGCCCATGACTGCTCCACGATGCTCGGGCTCAGTGTCCCCTCAAAGGTCATCGTCGCCGGTTGTGCTGTCGTCCCTGGCCCCGTGGCGTACAGCTTCTCCGTGCGTGTCGCCACCCGTCGGCCCACGGCGAGGAGGTAATTCTGCTGAACCTGACTCGCCCCCTGGCCCCCGAAGATGGCCTGCCAGCCACTGCGCGTCTGCGCCAGCGCCGGATTGACCTGCCCTGGACGCCACATCGTCGCCCACGAGTCGCGGTCCTGGAGCGTCTGGGCTTTGTAGGTAGCCCAGTTCCAGCTTGCGTCGTCCACCGTCGCTTCGTAGACGTCCTGCTCCATGAGGCTCGTCTTCCACACCCAGAAGTCGGGAGAGGCCGGCAGATTGTATGCCTGCGCAATCGCCCAGGCCCCGTCGCTGTTCTTGGGCAGCGTACTGAGGCCAGGATCAGCCGCAATGTCGGCAGCGAGGGCGTCCAGGTGCTCCTCGGTCCAGGTAAAGGCCATGCGTCACTCCTAGGCGGGCGTATCCGGCACCATGCCCTGCACCTGCGCTGGCGTCAGCGTCGTTGTCGCCATCAGTCCGCCCCCTCGCGCAGCGGCCGCGGCTGCCCCCGCGCTCCAACATCGTCCTGCGTCAGTAACATAAGCGCCTGCCGGCCAGCGGGTCCCAACTGGCGTCCAGGCCACCCCACACAATAATGCCATCCGCCCCCGCCGCTCATACCTTACCCCATCCAGCTTGTCGGTGACGGCACGTTCGTGTGCCCATAGTGCCAGCCGTCCGGCTCCACCGGCGCTAACGGCTCTACGGGCGCCACATGCTCGGCAAACGTCAAGCACCAGGCATCAGCCTCATCGGGCGACGCCAACCCACGCCGCTTCATATCGACCTTGCGCTCCATCTGCAAGCGCCCTTTCGCATCATAGCCATACTCGATACTGGTGAGTTCGCCAATAAGGCCCTCATCGCCCCGCCCCAACTGCCCGCGATGCTCCAACCAGGCTTTGCCCCTGGCCCACATCTCGGCCCGCTTATTCATATAATGCTGGGGCGCTTGCGCACTGCCCCCACTATGCACCTCATGCACGCCCCGGAAGCCACGATCCACCACGAGATCATACACGCCCCCACCCACGCCATCGGTATCAATAAAGACCGCTTGCGGCTTCCAACGTTCCATCACCTCCACCACAAAGCCCGCCACTTGCACCGTACTCTGTTCTCTATAGCTATGCCGCGCGAGCAGCTGTGGCCCCTTACGCACCTGAATGATCGAGCGATCATCGCCAAACCTGGCCACGTCTACGCCGACCACCACAGGAGCAATCTCGTCGGGAAGGGCGTCGCGCTGCTGCGCCTGCGCAATCAGATCCTCGCCAATAAACTGCGTGCTCGCGGCACGGGGAAACTCACCACGGACGCGCACCCGCACGAAGTCACTATCTTCGCCGTAATCCTGCACCCACTGCGCAATCTGGCCCTTGTCGGCCTTCTTGCAGGCCCGCGAGTCTACTTGCCGCGTCCACCAGCGATGCGCAAAGCGCCCACCAGGGAAAATCTCCCGGAAGCGCCCGATATTGCGCGTAGGGTTGCCCAGTTTGAGCCAGAGCGCCTGCGGCGTCGTCATCGAGCCCTCAATGGTGTCATGAATCGTATCGGGGATGGCTGATGCCTCATCCTCTAAGATAAGGACATACTTATCATGGGCACCCTGGAATGCCTCAGACTTGCGCTCATTCCAGGGAATGGCCGCCGCAAACCAGGATTCTTCCGCACCTTTTTTGAAGTAGCCGGTCTTCGTCCACTCAAACCAGCCCTGAAACACCGAGAGGTTGTGCCACTTCGCCAGCTCCCGCCAGGTTTTGGTCAGGAGCTGCGACTGCGTATTGGCGGTGACGACGATTTGCGGTCGTGGGCGGGTGGTCATATACCACTGGATAATCCAGGCCGAGAGTGCGCCCTTGCCGATGCCGTGCCCCGACGCAATGGCAATCTTGATGGCGCCATCGTGGGCCGGATCAAGCAGGGCGTGACCGAGATACTCTAACACCTCGATTTGCCAGCCATCCGGGCCTGCCTCGCCATCGAGCAAGCCCTCACCCCAGCGGTAGGCGCAGCAGACAAATTGCAGCGGGTCCAGCTGGCAGGCGACGGCCAGTTCCGTCAAGTTTTTAGGCAATGCGACGGATATCGCCACTGGCGCGTAACTCCTCAAGCCGTTTCATGCCTTGCGACAGGGAGGATTCAAGATGCACCGTAATCTCTTGCTCAATCTTGATATTGTCACGGTATTTCTGCGGTTTGGCACCTTTGAGGGTAAAAATCAGGAGCGTATCACTATAGACAGTCTCGTTATCGACATGCTCACCCTGGTGGAAAATCTTGCGCTCGACGCCCTCTGTCGCGCGGCGGATGGCCTCATCTTCCAGGAAATCCCCGGCCATGCGCGTCGCGTCCTCAAATGCCGACGCGTAGACGGCATCGTCTTTCATCCAGAGATAATGGCTTTTCCAGCTAATGTTGGCAGCGGTACAAGCCCGACGAATACGCCCACAATGCGCGTAAGCGGCGAGGAAAGCTTTCTTGTTTTGTTGTGTAATCTGTGGGAAGAGCGGCTCAGGATAGAAAGCCATGATAAGCGTGTCGTTCCTTGCGCGTGAGAGGCAAGTAGCTGAAGCCAGCCCCATACGAGAAGTGCGCGGAGAGGGGAGTATGGGGCTGGCAGCGTCGATACCCTACGCGTAGGGTAAATAGTTAAGGTGAAATGTCAACACAAAAGTGTCACGTGGTCCAAGCACACCAGGGAGTGAGGCGGCAGCCATGAGCCCGCATAGTTGCGTAAAGTCGCCCTATCGTATCAGCGTAAGCACCAGGGAAATCAGCGAGTTAGATATTTATGGAGCGTAGGCATAGTTCGAGAAGATAGATAGAGATAGAACTACTATACTACTACTATCTATTACTAAGAGAGTAATCAGAAGAGACACGCGCGTCAAGCGCAAAGTGACGTAAGCCTAGTCGCCACCAAAGAGCCCATCACCCATGGTGAGCATCCTCCTTACCGAAAGCCAACCAGTCAAGACTCACCTGGAGCGCCACCGCTAACCGTTTGCTCGTTTCCAGGGACAAACCATGTCCTGGGCGCTTGCCGGTTTCCACATACGACAGCGTCGAGAGTGGGACTTGCGCACGATCCGCCAGGTCGCGCAAACTCCATCCATGCTTGTGTCGTGCCTGTTTGAGTCGTTCGCCTATGCTATCTGCCATATAACGATCTCCTTCTATAGCAATAAATATAGCGCATAAAAATAATACCGCAATAGCGAATTATATCCCTTGACACCTGTTCGCCCATGCGGTACACTCTCCTTAGTTGATGGCGAGGCAGACGGGGAAGCCCAAGGGTTGCACAGGCAGCCCGAGACAAATACCGAGTCCCCCAAAGAGGCGAGCATACCGCGCACGACGACTAGGCCCTTCCTATACAGGATCGGTGCTGAGGACCCAAACGGGCACGAGGGGAATGGCGTGTGGCGCAGCAGTCAAGGGTAGGTCAGCGACTTTCAAGCACGGTGTAATCACCTATGCATGGTGCATAGCTGTTCCCAGGCAGCACAAATTGAGAGGACACCGTATGGCAGGCACGAAGACGACAGCCCTTGACGACCTCCTCGCCCACACAACCGACACCGGCTATGTGGTCCTGGAGGGTATGGCGCAGATTCTCTTAGAGATAGCCTATGTCGAGGCGACGACGCCCACGCCAGACCCCAAGAAGCTCCCGAAGGCGGAGGATTACTGGTTCTGGAAACGGCAGCAGATGATCGAACGGATACGCTAAACGCAGAGCGCCCCCGCCCTGCAATGGGCAGAAACCTCAAGGAGAGAGACCGATGAAACGTATCCCCGCCCGTGTCTACCGCGCCCGGCAAGAGGCCTATAGCCGCCACATCGTGGAAACCCGAACCCCCGCCGAGGCCCGCACCTGGGCCATGACCTGGGGCGGCTGGCATGACCATGCGTGCCGTGACTGTGGCACCACGTTTGCCTGCGACACCGGACACGGCACCGACACCGCCGAGGGCGTACACCGCTGCGAACCCTGTTTTGAGGCCCACTACTTCCCCAAGAACTAAGGAGAGAAGAGCATGCAACTAAAGCCGCTCGAACACAGCATACATGCCTGGACGGAGCTGGATTTTAAGCAGGAAGGCTATCTCTTGACCGTGCGCAACCCCTTTACCGGCCAGCGCGGCCAGGGTTTTTACCTCTTGCTCTGTAGCGCGCAGAAAGCGTATCTGAAAGCCGTACACCGCTACAACAGTGGTAGCGACCCCATGCAGTACCTGGACCCCTACTATTGCAGTGTCCCCAGGCCAGGGTAGCAACAACTGAGGCGTATCAGACCTGGCAGCAGGCGACCAGCGCCTAAGCACCACGGGGCCGCCCGGCCCCCACCACCCACGAGGAGACGACGATGGCAGCATTATGCTGTGACGTGTGCGACAGAGACGGAAGCGACACGGTGATTATCGCCCGCTGGCATGACGTGAATGTGTGTACGGATTGCTTAGACCATAAGGCCGAGATGGACCGAGACGAAGCCGCGTCAGGCTGCGTGTGCCTGGACTGCCTGAGATACCGACACCTGCACTTTGGAGCGTAGCCGTTGCAAAGGGCGCCAGAGCCACCCTAGACAAGTTTCTCTGGCGCCCCTCAGTATCCACCACCTTCTAGAGAGATAGGAGATACGCCGATGAGCGTAGCACACACCCAGAGCGTTGTACAGTTTGATGCCGCCTTGCGTGCCCTCGCGGACCAGGCCCGCACCCGCTACCCCGGCGAAGCCGCTCGCCTTGACCGGGGCCTCGTCCTGGCCTTAAACGGCCATGTGACGCTGGCAGAGAATGGCCATGCCTTTGTGCGCAGTGGCAGTGATCCCGAGGTCAGGTACGTCGTGATGCGGACCTGTGACTGTCCCGACGTGGAGCGCGCCCCAGACGGCCGGTGCAAGCACAGATGGGCTGCCTCACTTGTGCGCAAGGCCCGCGCCTCTCTCGCCACGGCCACGGCGCCCACCGCCGCGCCAGTGCATGCCTACCATATGCTCAGTGGCGACCATGGCTACGCCCGCATCCTCAGTGATGGCCGCGTGTGCTTTCACCCAGGGGGGCACAAGTACAGCTTTATCTGTGCGAAGGATGAGCTGTGCCTCGGCCCGGCGCTGGCACCTGAAGGAAGACCGTATTAACCACACACCGCGAGCGGGGGGCACGGAGAGCCCCCCAGCATCCACCAAGGAGATGCCCCATGAAGAAGACGCCCTGTGTGCATCCCCCGGCGCAGTATTTTACGTGGCATGCGTACAACGTCATCACCCACAAGAAGGACTGGCTCTGCATCATCTGCAACGCCTGTCACGCCGTGCTGAAGGGCAGCCATGCCGAGTATGAAGCCTACGTGCGCCGCCATGGCGGGTAGGCCCCGGGAGAGGGGACGGGTCACCGACCGTGCCACCCGTCCCCCGCCATGACGCGCACACTGACACGAAGAAGGAGTCTACCATGACCCGCAAGAGTATTGTCGCCTGGACCCTCGTCTGGACGCTGGCCGCCCTGCTACTTGTGGCGTGGGCCGCGCTGGCCGAGGCGGAACCCGCCATCGTGGTCCCTGGCCTCAGCCGTGCCGAGCAGTATTGCCGCACCCTCGGCATCTTTGCCTGGCGCCGCGCCACCGAGCGCAGCGCGTTCGGCTATACGCGGAGCGATGTGCTCAGCCAGACGCGGCGCTACTACACCGAGGAAAACCTCGACACCGCCACCCGCATGTGGCACGAAGCCATTGTAGAGTCGCTGTATGACGGCCGGTGGTCGACGCCAGAAGTCGAGCGGCAGGCGACCGAAGAGGCGTGTATGAGCTGGTGGCGCGACGTGGCCAAAGCCCAGCAGGCAGCCCCGACCCCGACTCCCGGCCCGCGCCAGCCTGCGACGAAGACCTATAACCCGCAGCTGCGGTACTAGATACGAGAAAGGAACCTATGCC